CGGTTTTGACTGCTGCCACGCTTCCGGCTGCTCCCATTGCCATTGCAATGCTTGGCACCCTAGGTACGGTTGCAGTTACGTCGTGGGCCAACCAAGCGTCATTCGGTCGGTACTTCGATGGTAGCGTTATCCTGATGCCGGGTGGTGCGTTGTCTATCCAGACTTCGGCGGCTTCGGGCACTAACGGCCTGCTGTGTGAGTACATCTGGGAAGAAATTCCAATCACAGCTTAACCATTCTGAATCTCCCTTGACGGCCCTGTTAGCTTGACGGCGGCAGGGCCGTACTTTCAAGGTGTGATGGAGTAGGCCATGAAGAAGATGAAGGGCAAGTGCTACGGCGGTAAGATGGGCAAGAAGATGAAGGGTAAACCAGGGGGTAAGTAGTATGTCGTGGAGCACGATGGCCCTAGAACTTTCGGGACAGACACCGTGCCCCTATTTGTTCTGCTTGACTCTGGTAAACCGAGCATGGAAGGACGTGCAGAGAGAGTATCTGTGGTCATTCCTCTGGCTGGACTTCGCCATACCTACCCCTAGTCCCACGGCTACAGGGACGGTTACTACGGCCATCGGCAGCACTCAGGTAACAGGCGATGCGGCAGCATCGGCAGCATGGGCCTTGATACCTCTGTCAACGCCTATCACTTCACAGCAGTTCCGGGTAGGCCAAGGAACTATCTACAACATCATCGCTGTAGACTTTACCGTTCCTACGGCGGCGGTTTTAACGCTTGACCGTATCTATGTCGATCCGCCTAACGGAGCGGGCCAGGGCTATCAGATTTACGGAGTGTACTATCATGCTCCGGTAAAAAACTTTGTCTGGTTTGATACTATCCGCGATCCTGTGACCGGGTACACAATAAAGACCACAACGACGCGGCAAGAAGCTGACGACGCTGATCCGCAAAGACTGATGTACACCTACACGGACTCAGCTTTGCCGTACAAGATCGACTTGACGGCGGGGAGCTTCTACGGCTTTCCCATGTACGAACTTTGGCCAGCGCCGACGAACAATCTTACTCTGGTAGCAGAATGTTTTTTAGGTGACGTAGATTTTGATAACACCGTGCCAGGGTCGAGCGATACGGTAACGCCTCCGCTGAGTGAAGACGTGGTAATGGAAAAGGCCAAAGAAAAAGCATACGAGTGGTGCGCGGCCAATCTGGATAAACTGAGTCCAGCGGCAAGACGCGCTGACTTCGCGCTTCTCATGGGACAAGCAAAAGCCGAGTTCAAGCGGCTGATTAACCAGTATATCTTAAAAGATGAAGCCTTCTCGAATCGCAGCCATATACCCTACGCGGAGTCAAGAGATTATTTACCAGAACTGCCTTGGGTTTCTATGAGACAGGATATCGGGATATTTCCCGGATAATATGAAAAGACTACTTACTATCGCTGTGCTTCTGATTCTGTCTAACGTTGGACACTCGCAGTCAAACGTAGGTTCTGGCAGTGCCAGCACTAATGCTGACGGCACTTCACGTGTGGCCGCAACGCCGACTAGCTTATTCTATGACGGCTTCGAGACTTCTTTTGACACGGGGGCGAAGTGGAATTCCCCTACCAGCGCGGGTGGTGGAGTGGGAGAAGCATTTGTATCAGGCGGCGGGGCGATCACGTTAGGTACGGGAACGACGATCAACGGTTACAGCTACGTTCAGAGCCAAGTGACCTACCAACCCGTTCCCCCTGGGTTTTTGGTGTTTGAAGACGCAATCAAAGTTGACACTACGATTCCGGCGAACACGGAAGCATTTTGGGGTTTTGGTACTTCTCCTGCTTCACCTACGGCGGCTGTTCCTATCACGGAAGGCTGCGGATTTGAAATACAGTCTTCAGGTACGGCGGGTACGGCTAAGATGTTCGCTGTTTGCTTCGCTGGAAGTACGCGAAACAATATTCAGGATTTGTCAGCGGCGACGGGAAACAGTAAACAGCCGACAGACGGCAATACGCATGTTTATTTCGTTTACTTCCGTGGCGATAGGTATTGGTTTGCGATTGACTCACCTACGAACATAGTGGCACAGCAATTCAATGGAGCTAACGGGCCGAACGTAAACACGCAGCCGTTAAAGATTCAAGCTGTAGCAGGAACGATTGCTCCTGTATCAAGCCTGACTATTACTGTGGCTTCTGTCTGGGTAGGAGACTCCGGCAGTAACGGAGTCTATTCAGCGGCTTCTGGGTCACAGGCATCGGCAATACAGACCATTCAGTCAACGGCCACAGAGTCAGGGCATATATTAAAAGGCTCTGCCGGTAATTTTTACGGAGTCGTAGTTACTTCTACGGTCAATGGCCTAGTGATGATTTTCAATTCTGCGACTGTACCGGGAGACGGAGCGGTGACGCCAATCTACTGTCTACGTCTTACTCCTGACTCTGGCGGATCAGGGACAGTGAGTATCAGCTTTCTTCCCGGCCCTCCGGCCTTGTTTACTACTGGAATTTCTGTAGCTATGTCCACAGGCACGAATTGTGCCTCTAAGACGGCGAGTGCAACGGCGTGGATTACGGGGCTGGTGAAATGAAGCATATTATTTGCATAGTGCTCCTATCAGGTCTGTGTCTGGGGCAAGCGGTAACAGGGACATCGGGTAGCGGCTCGCCATCTGGCACTTCTAATGTCCAGCCGACGTTTGTTAGTAACAGCGCTGCGTCAGTGGTCGGTGCAGGTACGACGCTGACTATTACAGCGCCAGCAACCATTACAAACGGCAATGCGCTAGTAATTTTCATGTCAATTTCTGGAGCCGCAAGCGAAACGTTTACTTTTCCTGCGGGATTTTCCCAGATTGGTTCTACTCTTAGTTCTGTGGGCAGTGCGAAGATTCAAGTTGCCGCAGCCTGTAAAGTCGCCGCAAGTGAATCCGGAAACTACGTCGTTAGCTGGAATAACAACACCAATACGGCTGTGGGCTGGATGGTCAACTTGTCCGGTACAAGCTGCACGACGGACGGAGTAGGTACGGCTTCTGGTAATGCCTCTACGCTCACGGCAACGACTTTCACTCCGACAACGGCAAACGACATTTTTCTTGTCCTAAGTTCTCAGTCTTCTTCTGCTCTTAATTGGGTCAATGTGCCTGGGAACGTGGTTAAAATAGCGCAGTCCAGCGATTCGTTTTTGGGCTACTTGCCATGGGGTACTGGCGTTTCGCCAGCGGTAAAGATGGCTTATACTCTGTCTGGGTCGGCCAATGCCAATGACTCAGGTGTTTTTGTTATTGCTTTTCCAGCTACAACGACAGCAACGAATGCCCTGGTAGCCAATTCGTCTTCAGTCGCGCAAAGGGTCAACAGTATCAACGTGACCAACGGGATAGACGCTGGAGGAAGCATTAAAGGAAGTACTTTTTTAATACCTAATGGAGCTTCCTGCACATCAACATCTTCTGGTCTTGATGGTATTTCTGCTGGCGGAAATATAGAGAAATTGCTTTGTATCAACAGTGCTGGTGCCTTGTCCTTAGATGCTGGTGGCGGACTGACGTTTGTGAGCACGGCGGGCGGTGCGCGTGGCGGGCCATCGTTCTTGATTAGCAATGGAGCGCTAGCAGGGGTAAGTATCGATGCCAGTCAAGATTTACCGATGGCAGATATAACTTCGCCGGGAAACGATTTGGTAGTTGGATGTAAAACTGGAGCACCAGCATCACTTATTAACTGCACTTCAGCATCTCAGTCCGGGAATATTTACGTGAACGTACAAACTGGACTTGCAGAGTTCTTTCAAGTAAATGACTCTACGGTTTTTGAGGTTGTAGGCGGCGGAACGATATTTACTGAGGCTGCTGGGCCTACGAATGTTGCGTCTTCTGGTTCCTTTTGGGAAGATTCAACCGCGCATGAATGGAAGTCATCTACGGCGGGGTCATCTACGCCTGGTCTATTTGCAAGAGTTCAACCCGGAGTAATCCACCAAACTGCTCAAACAGCGGCAATATCTACAGCAACGCTCTGTGCTTCTTCAGCGGGGGCTTGTAATGTTGCTGGAACCTATCATGTCAGTTTTGTCTTCTGGGAAGACGGTACCGCTTGCGCTACTCCGGGTACAGGTGGAGTAACTTTTTTGCTTACATGGACGGATTTCAATACAACCTCGCACCCAGCAGTGTCGCTAGGGATGGATGATGCAAGTGCTATTAATGCAGTGTCACAAACTTTCCATTTCCAGACTTCTTTAGCCGCAGCTTGGGCATCCGGTGATTTTAATATTTCAACCAATGGTGCGATTATCCAGTATGCAACGGGCTATACGGCCTGCGGAGTCGGCACGGGGAGTTATGGTTTAGATATTGCGGTTACGAGGGTGAGGTAGGTATAATTTAAGCCATGAAAAATATATCCAAATCATTAGTTGGTTTTGTTGCTCTGATTATGGTTTGCATTCCGTTGGGGGCAAGTATCTACTTGTCTTCTAGCTATCAGGAAATATTTACGGTAGGCGAATTTTCGGAAAAAAACGATGTCGCCGCTATTGTCGGCAGTCAGTACAGCCATTCCGCTGGTAGCGTGACGTTCGTCATCCAAGTCGGCCATGCGGACAGCGGTCAATTCAAGCAAGGGTCACACAGCAAAGCGGAGCGTCTTGCTGTTGATTTAAATACTGGAGAATGGGCTAGTGCTTCAGGTAAACGCGGAAAAGCGGAAGGATCTGTGCTAGGCGACCTGAGACGGGCAGTAATCAGTCAGAGAGACGCAGAGGAAGGATTCGTTATTTCTGTCCTATATCCGGGATCAAGGCTTGCAGGAAACGTTGCGAAATAGGATATAATCTACCTATGAAAAAACTACTCCAATCAATCTTTGGTTTGGCTCTACTGGCTACTGGTTTTGCCTGTGGGCGCTACAAGGCTCCCGTAGTCCACGCTCAAGGTCAGTTTCTTCAACAGTACGTCCTCGAAGTCAATACCCAGCGCGGCTTTAGCGGCGTCCGTTTTATGAAGAACAACGGAACTCAATTGAACCTTGACGACGGCACGTGGCTATCAGAGGCCGTTGTTAGTCCAGCAACCGGGTCTACGTTCACAAAGACAGAGGCTTTGCCGAACAGCACGGCGACCTTTACGGAGACATACTCGCAGCCATGAAGTCCAACGTTAGACTAATTGTGTTCCTGGTTATGGCCTGTGCATCCGCATGGGCCAATCAGGCATTTACGGGCAACTGCAACCAAGGAGGAACTAAGGCCGTAGTTCAAGGAATTCAGTCAAGCAATAAGCTAGTCGGCAGTTATCCGGGGTGTGTAGTTACGGTTTTCATGCACGGGACTATTACGCTGGCGGCGATATTTGATGACAGCGGAACACCAATAGCCAATCCTCTCACGGCGTCACTGACTACGGGGCAATTTATCTTCACGGCTGCTAACTCTCGCTATGATATTCAACTTTCAGGAGGCGGGCTTCCTTCGGCGGTGACGATTACTGACGTTCTTTTTAACGACAATGCGTCGGCCAATCCATTTAGCTTCTGTACTGTGACTTTCAGTGCAACGCCTACTTTTTCTTCGGCATCTTGCAATATCTTTCAAATGACCTTGACGGGCAATGTCGCGTCATCTATCTATTCGACGGCTACGAGCGGAGCACAAGCGATATTCATCCTCTGCCAGGACTCAAGCGGCGGGCATACGTTCACTTGGCCGACTACGATGATAGATACTCCGGCGATAAATCAAACTGCGAGTCAGTGTACTAATGTTTACTTTGTGGCCGATGCGACACCTAAATTTCATGCCGTAGGTGCTGCGGGTGACGGAAGCCATATCGTAGCAACGACATTGAATAACGGCGCAGGTAGCGTAACTATTCCGTCCACTGGTTCAGCGGCAATCATTGCCGGAAGCAACGGCATTGTGCCTTCGACGTGCTCTACGAATAACTACGTCAATCAGATCAACTCTTCTGGAGTACTAGTCTGCGGTACTCCAGTGACGGCGAATACAGGGACTACGCATCAGTTCTTCAGTTCCAACACTGCCGGAGGGGTATTTACGGGGACGCAGCCGACGCTATCGGACGTAGCCGCAGGTACGGCCAGTTCTGGAACGTATGACTTCTCTGGAGTGACGGTCTTTAAGATTCGTGTAGCTGCTGGACTAACTACGGCGGCTAACGGTGAATGCGGATTTGATTCGACCAATGGGAACTATCACTGCTGGAACGGTGCGGATAACTTTGTCGGCATGTGGTCAGCTACTCCGACTACTACGGACTGTGTAAAAGCTACAGTCAGCGCCAATAAAGTATCTCTGACGGATAACGGAGGGCCGTGTGCAATTACGGTAGCGGCAGTAGCCAGTAACTTCTTGACTAGCTACACTTCAACAACTGGACTGTTTACTAAAGCACAACCTGCCTTCACGGACATTTCTGGATCAGTAGCAGCCGCGCAATTACCTAACCCGTCATCTACGACTCTAGGCGGGGTCAAGTCGTTAGCTCTAGTAACCAATAAGTTCCTGACTGACATTACGACGGGCGGGCTTCCGGAAGCCGCACGGCCTGTAGTGGGAGACATCACGCCGGGAACAAATGGCCAGTGCATTAACACGACAGGCGGCGTAAGTGTATGGGGAGCCTGTGCAGGCACGGCGGGTGTGCAGACTACGGCTACGCCTAACACTGCGGGCGCTACGGTAGCTGGTAATACAACGGCATCTCAAGTTCTATTAGGGCAGTCGTTTGGTGCCGGGACGTTAAATACTCTAGGATCAACTTTCCGGCTAGAAGGCTACGGTACATATAATGCTGTTAACACAACGGAAACTGTAGCTATCAGCATTGTAAAGCTGGCAGGAGACGTAATAACAGGACTGTCGGTAGTGCCAGGAACTACGGGGTCGGATTTAAGTTGGCATATAATAGTCACCTGTACGACTACGACGACCGGAGCAGCGGGAGTATTGACTTGTCCAACTTCCGGAGAGATAACCAGATCAGCGGGCGGAACTGTTACGGTAGTTCCTTATGCGGCGGCTACTATAACAGGAGTAGACCTGACAGGAGCCAATACGTTTTCTATTGCCGCATCGTTTACGACGGCATCGGTCAGCAATTCGGCATCGCAAGCATATTTACTAGCGTTAAGGATTCAGTAAGGTCGGGGGAGTAGCTGAAAGGGAAAGGGAATGAAGCATGAATTTATTGATGCAGCACTTTCTGTCGTGGTTCTCTGTGCTGGCGGTTTTATTTGGCTTGGCAAGTTGCTTATACGGCGTCATCTGGCTAAGTGGGATGCTATTGAAGCAAAACTTGAAAAACTGGACGAGTGGTACACAGCCCAGCAAGCCATTGTCCGGCATCCCGTTAAGCTCAACGGCGCTACAACAGAAGGGCATGATGAAGACATCGACAGCGATACGGACATCCTTGATCCTGATAGCCGTAAGCTCCATAGGCGGGTACGAAGTCGGCGTCCGCCATCGGAATGACTACGATTCATGGCGTAATGGACTAGTCAGATGGCAGCAGTCTTACGCTTCATGGGAAGAGAAGTACTCACCCTATATAACTAGAGGAGAATAACTATGTGTCAAGACCCTGCCCCAAGTCCCACACCGACGCCTACTCCAGTGCCGCCTCCCCCTCCACCCCCACCGCCTCCCCCTCCACCGTCTCCACTGGAGGAGTAGTCTAACGTTGGACAATGGCATACAACTACATCACGTTTTTGCAGCTTCGGGGTCAATTAGCTAATAGGCTAAATGACCCTAGTTCTGTTTTCTGGCCTGACACGGAACTAAAGTTTTATATCCAAGATGCTATAGCCTTCTGGAATTGTCTCACGGGAGACAATAGAACGTCCTACCCTCTCGCTGTAAATCCGGCACAAACATGGTATGACATGCAAACCATTGTCGGCAGTCCAAGGCTTTCTAAGCTGACAGACCAAGACTGCCTACAGAGATTGACGGCAATGTTGCTTGAGTCTAATTCCGGAGGAAGCGCTAGAGGCGTACTGTCTACGATGCAGTTCACGACTACTGTAGGTCAGGTAGCAGGTGCGGCTTACAATCTAGTCCAGTCTCTTCAGCGGAAGCGGGATGAATTCATGTTCCGCACTGGCTGTACGTCTACGGTCGAGACTTTAAGCGCTACTCCGAACGTTGCGGAAGTTGCTTTACCGCAGACCGTGATTCAGGCGAGAAGGGCTTATTGGCTACCGCAGGACGCTACGCTGTCTACGGCATTTCCGCTGCCTAAAAACGATGACTACGGGACGACGTGTTATAGCCCGTTTTCTGCTATCACTCCCGGCCCACCGCAAGTATTCTCTGCTGGCGTAGAGCCGCCATTAAACGTAACGATCACTCCTCCTCCGTTGACGGCGGGTCAGATAGAATTGCTGACGATTGAGTCACAGCAGTTACTACCGCCTAATCCTAATGCGTCAAAGTCTCCGGTCTTGATTCCAGTAATAATGTTCATGCCCAATGACTTCACGCCTGGTCTAGTGTGGGGTGCATTGGCAGACTTATTGATGATTTCGATTGAAGGGCAAGACGTGGAGAGAGCACAATTCGCACGGCAGAGATACGAAGAGTACATTGCTCTGATGTCTAATTACCCGTTTGTCAATACGGCAAGGATCGGGGGTGTTCCAGCGATAGTTGATGCCGTGGAGACATTGGACACATACAGTCCTTCTTGGAGGACAGCGGGTACAAGTCCGCCGATAGTTGGAATATCAGGGCAGAATCTAATAGCTTTTCCCACGGCGACATTGCAGTCAGTACTATTGAATCTTACGGCCAGCGCGAATATCCCTGTGCTCGATGGCGACTTCATTCAGTTGGGCGATGAAATCATAGACGTAATTCTGGACGAAGCGGTAAGCGCGGCGATGTGGAAGTGTGGCGGGGCAGAAGCGGCAGCGGCGTTTAATCTTCATGGCAATATAATCAAGCTAGCCGCAAAACGCCGTGACAAGATTAGAGCTATGGCGATATTTGCAGATGTGCTATCATCTAGGCCACAAAGAGAAAACGAATTTGCGCCGATGGAGACAGTGAATGAAACAACTGATTGAAGACCACTTTCGGGAACTTCTGCTATGTAGCATGGCGCTAATCTTTGCCATGATAGCGGTGTGGACGATTAAACATGACGCTACAGAGGCGTTTAAATGGTCGTCCGCAGCCGTTACGACGCTCCTTGGGGCGTTATTGATGCTTATGCGTGGCCCAAGTACAGAAGCCCCTCCTAAGGCGAAGTCCGACGTTGGACAAGAGGAAAAGAAGTAGATGGCGGATTACTCTCGCCCAGCTTCGGCAGAACGCTTTAAGTTCGGCGGGGTAAAAACAAATTCCTCTGCCGATAGTCTTCCTCCGCACAAATATAGCTTTGCTCAAAATGTCCGTGGCTACAGTGAATCGTCTATCCAGTCTCGTCCGCAAATCGTTCAGCAAGTAGCCGTGCCGTTCGGCGGCAGTACGTCAGTTCTTGCTTTAGAGCCGGACATAGGTATCTACAAGCAAGGGTCGGCCATTCAGCAGTTTGCTAGTGGCGTGGTAGTAGATACGGGATACTCTTCAGGCCAGGGGTGCTCAATAAGACCTTTTCGTCCCAATGCTACTCCTAACGCATGGGATTATGTTTTTGATGACGCGCAAAACAAAAAAATCTACATAAACTCTGCTGGTACGCCGACAGTCCAAAAGGTAGGGATAGCCGAGCCGCAAAACCCTCCAGATGCTTGTCCGGATCACATGAACGTAGCTGGCGTAAATGTGGCGGCGTGGACTAATTCAGGGACGATGCTAGCACCAGCGGGGTTTAATCGGACTACAGGAACGGTGTCAGCGTTCTTTGCTGATCCTGCTTCCGTGTCTCCTAGTCTAGCGACTAGGTACAGTATCGTGGTGGATAATCAGGTCTACGCTATCGGGATGCTGGTGTCAGTAAATCTATCGAGCGGCGGGGCACTGCAAGCTGTAGTACAAGACGTGTTTCCTGCTATCAACCCGGCAGGTACATTGACAGTGGCGTCTATTTTTTACGATTCTGGAGTAACAGGGACTTGTGTTGTAGTACCAGCACAGATGCCTATCAGTGGGTCAATTCCGTCAGATGTTCCGAGGGCGCAGGCTGAATCGGTTTTCAATGAAGACTTCATATCTTCGCTTCGCCGGGGTAGTATTATAACCATCGGTGCCGAGCAGGTCTTTGTCAGGACTGTAACTAAAGGGCCGCAGGGAAATATCAGCATTCAGACATCTACAACTATAAACCATGTGGCCGGAGAAGTGATTACTGGTAACTTGGCTTTAGCTGTATCGTTTACGGAAAATCCGGCGTTGATCATAGGTCAGACGATCCAGTCGGTTGATTTCGTAGCTGGTATAGGGCCAGGGATAGGGATTGCTTTCAGTGCGCTGGCAACTAATCCGTTCACGGTAGCGCCGTTCTTGTCTGATCCTACGCTTCCGACTTCGCAGCAAGACGACTATATCCACATGTCGATCTTCATAGACGACCCAGCGAAGTTTGAAGAAGTAACAATCATCTTTGACGTTAATAACGGCGTGATGTCTTTTCAGGATAATTGTTATTACCGGACAGTGAGAATCAACGACGCGCAAGCCGGATTCTCGCAGACTCTATCCCAGATCGGTGCAGCACAGTTAGCTGAACAAAGGCTACTAATTGACCAACAAGCGGCGAGTGGTGGCGCTGGGACGGTAAGAAGTTCGATTCAGTCAGCTACCGGAGTTAGGCAGTGGTCAGAGATAAAGTTTCCTATCAGTTCGCTGAACAGGATTGGTAATGACAAGACTCGGACTCTAGCTAATACACAAGGCGTAGAGCTTTTATTTAGGGTCAATGGCGGTACTTCAGTAGCTTGGTCTAGTCTCTGGGTAGGAAATGGTCAAGACCCGGACGTAGGGGATACGGGCAGTCCGATATTCTATCGGGTAAGACCGAGAAGCGCAGTTACAGGCGTTAAGGGAAATCCGAGTCCGGCGACTCGATACGGTGTAAATCCAAGAAGGCAGCAAGTGATAGTGTCTCTGCCATCGGCGGCTTACGATACGCAGATTGATACTTGGGACATTGAGAGAACTGGAGCGACGCTGACTGACTGGAGATATGTAGGTTCTACGCAGACGACGAATACGACCTACACGGACAAGCTATTTGATTCAGTTATTGAAAATAATTCGACCGATCAGTTTATGAACCTAGAGCCGTTCCCATCTATTGGCCCTCCGATTACGGCTATATCGGCAACGATCATAGGCACGGTTATGACGGCGGTGTTTCCGCTGTCAACGGCTGCATTAGGTTTGAGTTCAGTGGGTACGCTGTCTCAGCTTGGCAATCTTCTGCCGGGAAATCTGTTCAACGTTGGACAACAGGTATTCACGCTGCGTAAGCGGCCTACTGTAGTGTCTACGACGGCAACGACGCAGACATACCTATTCACGCTTGAGGAAAACGCAGGAACGCAGACTAATCCACTGGTTTTACTACAAGAGCCTACGTTAGCCGCGCAACCAACGAACAACGTGTGGGGGCCGGATGCGTTTGGCGTGTTCTTTTCGGTGAATGCGGGAACGGTCAATAACGGCGGTTCTTTGGGATTAAGGCCAGGACTGATTCAGTGGACAAATCCGAACAATCCTGACGGGGCTAGCGATGCGAACACGAAAGATATTTGTCCGCCTACGGAGCCTCTTATAAATGGCGAACTACTTGGGCCTACGCCGTGCGTGGCGTCCTCTAAGCGCTGGTGGAGAGGGGCTAGGAATAGTGACGGTTCGTATTCATGGGGAAATGAAATCCCTGTAGGCGCGGGACTGGCCGCAGAGTTCGGAATCTGTTCAGATGGTGAAGCTGTCTACTTCGTAGCTAAAGACGGCATCTGTAAGCATTCTGGTGGGCCTAGGCAATCCCTGACAGACGAAGATTTGTATAACTTGTTTCCGCACGAAGGCATTTTTCCGACTGACGTTACGCCGTACTCAGGTAAGACGATCTTTGCGCCGGAGTACAAGTACGCAGCTAATATGCGGCTCGGTGTCATCAATGGATTCTTGTATTACGACTATCTTGACAGTACGCAGGCGCAGAGGACTTTAGTTTGTAACCTGAAGACTGGCGCATGGGTGCCGGATGACTACTCTAATATTTCCAGAGTGTCAATTCACGTTCCTTCTGGCGCGGCAGCGTCAAACTTTCTAATTCCTGCATCGGCTGTGCGCAATCAGCAGCTATTCATGGGTGCGGTTAATGGAGCGATCTATATAGAGCAATCCAGTCCTGCACCGTCAAGTGGAGAAACAATTTCCTGTGCCGTGATTACGCGGGAAGAGATGTTAGGCGACATCCGCGCAAACAAGATGTTTGGTGATGCTGCACTAGATACGCTGGCAGCGGGGAGTAGTATAACCGTGACGCCTGTATTCCTAGGGGCCTTGTTTGGCACTACAACGACTATTACTGGAGGACAGAGTTCGCGGCCTACATCGCCTCCGACCGTTAACCTTCTAGGTGAACAGCTAAAGCGTAGCATGGGTCTGTCTTTGACATGGACAGATCAAGGTACTACGACGGTTCTGTATTCGTGGCAGCCGTCCTATTTAACGCAGCCGGAAGACATTTCTAATCGGTTTACCGATTGGGACAACTGCGGAACTGAGGACAGCAAATTCATTCAGGGATTTGAGATTGAGGCCGACACGTTGAATGTGGCTAAGGGTTTAGTAGTAAGAAGCGCTGATAGTCTTTTGACTACGGCGTTCACTTCGCCAACGGGTACGAACACTATCACGGCCAACGGCCAGCAAGTCATCGACTGTTCATTTAATAGTCCGTTCTCTTCGCATCTGGTTAGGATAGAGCCGCAAGACTCCAACGTTTGGAGGCTTTTCCGCGTAAAGTGGATTTACCAGCCGACTCCGGAATCCGCGTTAACGTGGGCTACGCAAGCTACGGCGTTTGGATTTGATGGCTACCTGCACATGAAAGAGATTCTTGCGGCATTTGCTTCCAACGCTGCGGTGACGTTGACGATTACCGCTTACGACGGTCTATCTCCAGCGGCGATTACTCTACCAAACTCAGGCGGGGCATATCAAAAAATACTTTTTCCGTGTACCCCTAACAAAGGCTTGTTGTATGGCTTTTCAGCTGTATCTAGTGCTCCCTTTCAGCTGTACCAAGCTGACTGCGAGCTTTTAGTTAAACAGTGGGGCAGCGACGGACAATACGTTAGATACCGTGGATTCGGCGGGCCGCACGGCCCTGGAGCGGTTATCTAGTGGCGCATCTTGACGCTTGCCTATTAATAAGTATCCTCTTATAATTCGCTTACCAAATAAAAATATAAAGAGGCAAGACCTTGAAGACTCTGCTTTTGTTCTTAGCTCTATCCCTGTCCGCCGTTGCACAAGAATGCTCCAGTCCGCAAACCACTAACTTCCAAGACGGAAGTGTAAGCATTTCCTACACGTGCCTCATTGTGCATCCGGGGCAAAATTCACCGTTTACAGAGAGCGACACTCTTACCGCGCAAGTCGTAGGGCCAAGAGTATTTTCTTCAGTGGCCGTGTCGTATCAGTCAGGATACTTCATGTACGGGCCGTCGAATGCTATGAGCCTGAATGTGACGTTGCCGGATATTACCAGACCCGGTGCAGCGCCGCAATTTAATATCACAGGATCAGGCCAGTACTCCCAGACGGCATCAGGGCCGTTTTCCTATCCGGCGCAGGATGTTTTCCGTATCAACCAAGTCATAGCGCTAACCGGATACATCGTCGCTGTGTGTTCGGCCTATTGCGGATATTCGATTGTAATTACGCTAAATCCGTGATAGGATGTGTTCATCGGCTTGCTTAAAGGGCGGCAGGGTAGCGCATGATCCTCTGCCGCTTTGAAAAACATGGAAAAGCCTAAACCAGTCGAAAGAATCTACCCAGAGCAGCGCGGCCCTCTAGCCGACTTCCACGCCTGGGATGCTCACAAGAGAGCCTACGATTTGATCTACGACCTTCACGACAAAGTAAACGCCATGAACCATGAAACCGCTACAAAAAAGTCTAACGTTGGACAGAAGGACATGCCAGCGGGCGGGCCGTCAAACACGAAGATTACAGGAATCCCTGTCGTTGGCACTCCTCCGGCCAACGGTCATACTATCCGATATAACTCTTCTACTGGAAAATTCGAGTTTGGGGTATAAAATAGTTCTTTCCTTCCTGCAAAACCAGTGCTATCATAGCCAACGGAGATAAAATCTGATGGCCTTTGGAAATATTTTCGGTAGCCTATATTTACACGGCCTACTCGTCGTCGCTACCCCCGGCACTCCTGTATCTTTTTCACAAAACTTTCCGACTAACATCACTGGCATTGGTACGGTGCAGATGAATGCAAACCAGATCATTTTAAAGGCACCTTCCACTAATCAGGGTACGGTCTATCTTGTCTTCCGTGGCGGCAATAAAAATTTGCCTAACAGCGTCATTGTCGATCTAGTGCCGGGGCAAGCAATTACGCTAGGCACTTCTGCGGGCAATAGTCCTTACAGGCCGTTCGATTTGATGATTGACGCGGATGTGCCAAATGATGCTTGTCGTGCTACATCGGTGATAGCGGCTTGAAGTACCTGAAGCTAGCTGGCCCTGCTTTGTATCCAGTACTGGACAAGATCGAAGAGGCAGGAGAGCCAAAGCCAAACCCACTGTTGTCAGTGGGTTTTGTGGCAGTAGACGACGACGGCAATGTAAAGGCACAGATTTTAGTGCATTCGGTTTGCATGGCGGAATATACGTTAGCCGAACCTGGATTTGGGCATTGCCTAGGGCCGCTGTTTCAGATGGCACATGAATTTGTTCAGAAAAGCGGAGTACCGCGAGTGCTAATGCACACGGATTCAAAAGCGATGGAACGGATGCTTAAGCGGGTAAAGGCTAGGCCGTGGCCTGTTAAGATGTGGCAGCTATTGAGAGGGAAGTAATGGCAACAATAGGTGGCAGACCGGAGCAGGCTATGTTGAGAGGTATTATCTCAACGATGGGTAAACGTTCCGGCAGGCTTGTTGCTTTATCTCCAGCGGGCAAGCAGGCCAGAGCGATTATGTGGGTATGCCGTTGTGATTGCGGCCAGACAGTAATCGTTAAAAGCTCGTCAATCAACAGTGGGAGCACTTTGAGTTGCGGGTGTTTGCGTCGAGAGGCTACAAGGGCTGCAATTGTAACTCACGGCATGTACCGTAGTCGAGAATACCGTACATGGAAGCACATGATTCAGAGATGCACTAATCCAAATAAACCAGAATGGCCAAAGTACGGCGGTCGTGGTATCGCAGTTTGTGAACGTTGGTTAACTTCATTCGAGAACTTTTATGCAGACATGGGGCCACGTCCACATGAATTCTCGTTAGACAGAGAGAACAACAACGGCAACTACGAGCCGCCCAACTGTCGCTGGGCAGATTTGTCAACGCAAGCGCGTAATTCAAGAAAGGTTCCGTCAGTTAACAGGTCTAGATTCAAGGGCGTGTATTTTTGCAACGGTGCATGGCAAGCGCAGATAAGACACCTTAGTCGCGGAATATATATCGGCTCTTTCCCCTCAGAGGAATTAGCTGCAAAAGCATACGACCAAAAGGCGGTTGAGTTACGCGGTAGCAGTGCCGTAACAAATCAGTCAATGGGGTTATTGTCATGTGTATAGGCGGGAATTCGGCAAATACAGACCGCAAGGCGGAATTATCTAGCAGAGGCAAGCTACAAGACACTGCCGGGTTTCTGTCTAATCTTGGTTCTGAGCTATCAGGCAAAGGCAAGAAAGATACTGAAGCAGGACTTGAGGACACAGGCAAAGCCAGTAAGTACTACTCTGACATTCTCTCCGGCGATCCGACAAAAGTTATGGCCGCAGCCGCGCCGGAAATCAAGTCTATTACCGGACAGGCCGACCAGCAAAAGCAAGAAATAGCCAGAACGGGCGACAGGTCAGGCGGAACCAACGCAGCTACGCAGGACATAGGTACAAAAGTCAGGCAGCAAATATCTGACTTAATCGCCAAACAAAAGAGCGGAGCGGCGTCAGGACTTGAAAGAACAGGCGCACAAGTGTCTAACGTTGGACAGTCGGAAACCGGGCAAGGCATAGGCGCTACGTCTTCGGCGGGTAGTGAGTATGAGGCTTTAATCTCGAATGCAATCAAGAGTCGGGAACTTTCGGCAAAGCTTCATCAGCAGGCAGTAGATGATTGGTCAAAGGCGATTGGCGATGTAATCAGTGCTGGCACGGGAGCGTAAATGTCAGTAGGCAGATTTCTTTCCGGACTGTTCGATGAAACCAAAAAGAACGCGGAATCATCGCGCAAGAAAATGGATGAACAGCGCGAAGGCAAAAAGCGCATGTACCAAGCTGTGCTCATGGATCACCGTTCCCCGGATGAAGGTGGGCCAACAAATGAGCAGAGAGACGAAGCGGCGAAAGAGATTGACAAGCTGGACGGAGCCAAAGGAAAAGACGGGCCGCATTCTCAGCTATCGGGAATTCTCAATATTGTTGGTAAGCTGAGAGGGAAAAAGCCAGAGCAAGCGGAAGCGAAGCCGCAAGGCAGTTTGCCGGATCAGGGATCGAGCGGTGGGCCGTTAACGGCGGGCGGTGCAAAAGATCAGCCTAAGCCGGGGCTTACGCCGCTGCAAGGTGGAGCCAAGCCGCAAGCCGACAAACAGGCACAGGGCGACCCTAACGTTTCTCCGACTAAAAAGAACATCGTCCAAAGAGGGCTGACGAAGCTGACTCAGGGTTTAGGGTTAGCTCCGGTGCCGAATACTATGACGCCGCTGAATGCTGGCGTATTTCATCCGCCGTCCGCAGAGGAAAGAGCAAAAGCCGGATTCCATACGAACGATATGACGCAATACCGGAAAGACTTAAAAGAAGCTGTGCCAAGTATTTCCGATGAGCAGCTAGACAAGGCGGTAGAAACAAAGTTTGGTGCTATACCGAAGGCGACTAGCACAGGGCATACTTTCACCAAGAAAGGCTCTGTCACGGGCGATCAGGTTCCAGCAGAAGAAAAAGACATGCTAGGTAATCCGATTGACAAGGGTAAGAGCTACGATGTCCTAGAGAACGCGCAAGGTGAAAAGCAATACATTCCGTCTACGCCTAAGCCGGATACAGACATTACAAGAGAAGCAGAGCAGCCTGTATATAATCCAAAATCAGGTAAATTTGACCTATTTAAAGTCCGGTCGCATAGCCACAGTCATAAATCGGCTCCAGGTGAGTCCAAGGCAAAAAATGGAGGCAAGCCCCCGACCGACACGACGGGCAAGCCTGTAGGCCAGCCAGGAGCCGGGAAAGGGCCTTCTGGAGCCAGTTCTGGCAATCGGTCAATGGGCGACAACATCCCCATCAGGGCTTTTGGGCCACTGCAAAAGCAGTCCAACGCAATCAGTGAAGCACGTAACTCGTTAGTGGGTGATACGCCAGACAAAGTAGGCGGACTTGCTGGAGACTTGCAGATTTTTCGGAATCCGGAATCTGTTAAAAGGGTCAGCGAGTACATCAAGTACGTGAATGCTCAGATGGAGCAAGAGTCCAAGGCGGTATCAGGTGGCGGGCCTGTAGCGGCGATAGAGTGGTATGCGGGACTTCCGGCGACAGTCAGCAATCTACAGGCAGAGCAGTTGCGTGATTATTCTAAGTCTCTGGACGGCGGGAAGGAAGACGGGCCGGAGCATAATTTCATTGCCAATTATTACCGACTACTAGGAACATGGGGCGGCATGAGGGCGGCAACGGGAGCTAGTTCAGCTAAGTGGGGATTCAAGAATCTGACTTCTGAAATGCCTACGCCTGGGCCTACTACTTCTTACTTAGAAGCTGTTACCCGCGTCAAGAACATGGCGAATGAGTCGAACGTAGTGGCCAAGAATAACCCGATGGTACAGCCGATTGACGTAGACAAGTTAATGAAGTCCGTGCGTAGTAACGGTGCTGCTGGTGGATCGGCAATCGACAAAGAAGTAGAAGAGTTCTACAAGAAAAATCCCACACTCAAGCCGAAACAGTAATGCAAGACCTAGCCTCTAATTCGGACTTTACTAATCTCTCTCCAGAAGCCAAAAAGAAAGTGCTGTCTGGACTGCCGGGATTTCCGCAGTCCGCAGAAGCACAGACAAAAATCTACGAACAGTTTGGCATCAAGGAACCGGAGAAACCGAAAGAGCCGGAAGGCTTCTGGCATTCTCTAGGATCGGGATTCGGGGTAGACAAAGAGTCACGTGATTCCCGTGCTAAAGAAATGACCGAGCATCCGGTTAAGAGTATGGGCTCTATGCCTAACCCATTATTGCCTATTATTCCCCTTAATCCCGTGCCAATGATTAAGTCAATGGGCAAGTCTTTTGGTAAGGCCCATGAATCAGAAATTCGTTCCGCAGAGAATTTTGCCAAGGGCGACATAAAGGGCGGGCTGGCGGAAAAAGCCGGAGCATTCGGCCACACGGTTTCAGCTGTAGCTCCGGGCGGGGAAACGATAGAGAAGTCAGGAGAGCAGTTTGGTGATAAAAACTGGAAAGGTGGACTAGGAACTGCACTCTCTGTTATCGGGCCGATACTTATAGGTGGCGCTATAAAGTCTAAGACCGGGCCGTTGAAACCACGTGCTCAATTGTCTAAACTAGTGAAAGCTACGGGCGAAACATCCGGCGACATGGCTGACAATCTCAATAAAGTCCAGAGCGACTTAAATGAGACGGTATCACAGAACGGTTTAGAGCATAAGACTCTAGGTACTACGGGCGATGTCCAGAAAGAGGCTACTGGATTTTATAAGACCGTAGTGGACACTAAGCAAAGAATTTCCAGCCAATATAACCTAGGTATTCAGAAGCTAGGCGGCAAAGAGTTCATGCCGACGCGGACGATTGCCAAGCTGAAAGAATTGCAAGACAAATTCCAGAAAACAGGCACTGCAGACGGCAAGGCGCAAGCGGCGGGAATCAAGCGCATCATTGACACGGACTATTCTCATCCTAAGACCGCAGGAGCACTAGACGCAGACAGGTGGATGCAAAACGGTGTAGCGGAAGGCCAGTACAACAAAGAGCTAACAAAGCAGATTTCCGGTACGGCTGCGGGACGTGACCCAGCGATAGCTAAAGTTATTGCCGATGGACTCAGAGACGATCTATACGAAGAGATTTTAGGCAAAGAGCAACCGGGTACGAACTGGAGAGAAGTTAAATCAAAAGAAGGTGCTCTACTTGAGATTCAGTCGCGCCTAGGAAAGATCATTCCGGACGTACATACCAAGCAGTTAGCCTTAGAGGGCGGCAGTAGAATGCCGTCAGCGTCGTTCTCGGTTCACGGCGGCGGTATTACTCCGAGAGTTCACATAGCCAGCAAGATGTTTCCGGGTAAGTTCGGGCCGGAGCCTACGGCGAACCGTGCAGTAGCGAAGGCATTCAGGGGAATAGAAGGCAAGACGCCGAAAAAGTCGCTGACACCGTTAAATCAGTCTAACGTTGGACAAAATCCTAAACCGCCGTCAGGCCCTAAAGGCGGTAATCCCCCTGGTGCTACGGGTAATTCAGGGTCTAAACCGCCTCCGTCTACCCCTCCGGGTTCCACGGTCGGCAGTGCGGCAGCATCGGTAGCGGATACAAACAATTTTGCAGCGGCCAAAGCCAAACTAGGGCCGAATGCTTCCTTGAGTGAAATAGCACAAGAAGCGCAGAGGATGAAAACAGGCAATACGTCCGGCTCTGTGTCAGGAAAAGGTTCGCCTGACTTCAAGCACCAAGTATTTAATGGAGGCGATGAAATTACGACTAGCGACGGACGCACAGGGAAGGTGATTGCTACTCATGCAGACGGTAGAAGCTCTCTCTTGGTGGACTTTGGTAAAGGAAAAAAAGAGACTGTATGGCGAGAGAATATTACGTCCGTCAAGGGGCAGGGTGGCAGTACTGGACAGGCGTCTAAAAGTAAACACGCCATCATGGAAAAACTTGAGGGAACGCCAGAAGAGTTAAAGAGAATGCGGGATCAGATGGAGGGCAGGAATAGGCATATTTTAGACAAGCTGGTAGAGGATACAAAGAACGATCCGCCGTTACAGCAAAATCAGCCTAAATTGACTTCTCTCAACGCCGAGCACCTGAAGGCTGGTAAGCCTGTGTCTGTCAAGGGTAAAAAAGGCTCCATCATAGGTAAGCATCCCGGTTCCGGAAAAATCACAGTCAAGATGGAAGATGGAAGTATCCAGCGTATAGACCCCTCGGAGTTAAATCCCAGACTTACGCCGCTGAAATAGTTCTTGACAGTTTAATTCTTAGGTGCATAATGGTGGAAAGTTAGGAAGGGCGCGGTTACGAGCCGCACCCTAACGGTTCGATGTAAGAGCCACTAACGAGGGTAGTGACCATGACACCATTTAGAAGTATAGCAGTTCTGCTTGTAATTACTAGTCTAGGCTGTTCTCGGCACCGTCCGGTAAAAATCCACACTGAAAATCTTCTGCGGATTACCTACAATTCTACTGAGTGTGAGCGCTTGGTAGACGGACGAATCAAATGTAAAAATGTGATATTCACGGAGAAGTCTGTAAGCGTAACAGACTTGCAGAAGTGAGTAAGCAGGAAATCATCAGCGAGCTAGCTAGTATCTACTTGGCTGGTGATGGTAAGTTGTCGCTAAAGGAAGCCCGCACGAAGGCCGAGCAGAAGTTTGAGCAAGCGAAGGCGTATTACAAGAAGTGCGGCTACCTGACTGAATCTGCTTGACATTATTCATGTAGTTTGATAAATTAAAACTCATGAAGCCAGCCGTCAAAACCTTTCCCGATGGTCGCGAAGTCTGCCAAGATAACGCTGCGGGGAAGCGGGAGTATAAGCGGCGTAGATTTCAGGCTTACGTCGAGCACGGTAAGAGATGCTGGCTATGCGGTCGGCACATGTGGGAAGCTGAGACGACGAGCGATCACGTAATACCACGGGGTAACGGTGGTGGCTGGAGAGACGATAGGCAAGCGAACATCCGTCCTTGCTGTGAAAATTGCAACTTCAGGCGTGGTTCTCGTAGAATGTCCCAAGTGCCGTGTCCACAATGTACTTGGCCTAACACGGTTGGGCCTGTAGACCATGAATGTTTCCGATGTAATTATAGGTTTGTATGATCTTCCCTGCTGAAGGCTTTTCTAAGTTCGAGCACTGTCCGAGGCTTCCGCAGCTAGAGCGGACGTTTCAACCTCCGCGTATCCCCGTTCGTGAGGCCGTGAAGCTATATCTGGAGTCTGGAATACGCTCTATAATGGCCAGCCAAAGCACAGAACCGACCGTAGAGGCGTTCCTGAGCGAAGCGGCAGCTACGGGCTATCTTTACCCTGAAGGCGAGTCCTACACGATTTGTCAGGATCACGCTTCATGGCTAGACGGAGCTTTGCGGTTGATAGCGGAAGAATTTCAGCCGATGGAGCAATTACCGCTTTACAAGATTGGAGAGCATCGTGTCAATGTCGAAGGATGGGACGACGTAGAGAGAGCGCACATTTTCAGGGCAACGCATGATCTTAGTGATCGTTCCTTGCGGTGGCCGGAGTTGGTTTTATCGGCAATGGATGGACGGGAAATCTGCATCCACGCCTACAAGATGTCAAGTGTTAGAAGTGGCAGACTGGCCAGTCCTCTCGTTATGGCCTACCAGCATCCCAGCTTTCAGAACATCAATTACAGGCTTGCCAAGCTGGACGGAGATAAAGACTTCAAGAAAAGCTGGAAGCGTATCGGACGTTGGGAAATCCAGCCTAACCCCCTCTGGGAAGAGTGGCGAAGGGGAATAGAGAAAGACCGCTGTATAGACGCGATACGGGAAACGTATACGGTAAGTCCGACGTTAGACACTGAGCAAAGAGATAGGCTGTTATTTGACGTAGAGCAGATGTGCTCTGCCCAAGAAAAGCCTTCTATTTTCCCCCGGTACAGGGAACGGTGTGGATCGTGTGTCATGAATGGTCTGTGTCACGGTGACGAGTACAGCCGTTCTCTGTACACTCCGGTCAATCAGGCCGAGCTAGAGCGCTATAAAAACAGACTGGAAAAATTATGAAGGAAATAGAAATAGGCATTGACGGCGAAAAGACTGCTAGAGTGGAGTGGATGTACCCCAATATCTACAAGGACGAGTCTCTAGACTATATAGAAATTGGACTTTATCACGTTCGTGCAGCCGATGACATTCGGATTGAATTCGACGGCGAACGTAACGGCTACGTGATACGCATGGACAGAACGGTTGAGCGTGAAGGGCATTGCGAAACGATTGAGGAAAAGCAAGAGGTTGCATTTATTCCCGCGTGGAACCAAGAATAAGCTTGACATGTTTTATCAACTTTGATAAATTACTCACATGAAGTCAACACCCCATAGCTGGCAGACGCGGATGAATACCCGGACGGCGCGAATGAAGAAATTGATTGAAATGAACGCGCCGGATGTGATTGTCGCCGGGGAAGCTATCTTGATCCTCCGCGCACACCTGAAGACGGAAAGCAATCTGTCTTTGCTTGGTAAGCTGACACTACGGTTACTGCTTGAGTCGTTCTTGGTTTTGGTTCTGGACTTCAAGATCATCTGGTACAAGATTCATGGCTTGACGGAAGACGAAGCAATCGAAAAAGCATGTGAGACAAAGAAGTGAGCGAGCTTTGGTCATGCGCTAACTGTGACACGGTAGGCCCGTTAAGTCAGCATGGCCAGTGTATAGCCTGTGGATCAATCGCAGTCATGCCAATGGCTTCTATGCCGACAGAGCCAACGGCTAAGCCAAAGAAAAAGCGAGTCAGCAAGAAACAACGTGATCTAGCGGAGTTGGAAAAACTTTTCAAGTGAGGACACAGTATGAGCAGCAACGCAGAAATCATTCAGGTAAACGAGTTTGAGACTTCAATCGTTCCTGTCAAGATCATCGAGCAGAGGCAGCAGGCTCTTTGGAAATTGATGGCAGAAGCGATGGAAAAGGGAGTTGACTACGGCAAGACGCCAGGGTGCGGAGATAAGCCTTCGTTGTTTAAACCTGGCTCTGAAAAAGTGCTGGCTATGTTTCAGTTAGCCGTTGACCCGATGGTGGAAGACCTCTGCCCTCTCGGTGGCGGGGCTTACGATGAGTTCCGGGTTAGAGTCCACGTGACAGTCAAGAACAATAGCCGTTTCGTCGGCAAGGGTGTGGGCGAGTGCTCAAGCTGGGAAGAAAAGTACAAATGGCGTAAGGCTGTCACAGACGGAGAGTACGATCACATGGCCGCCATTGACCCGTCGCTTGTTCGCGTCAAGTTCGGGAAGGACTGGCAGAGCAAGAAAGAATATCAGGTGAAACAAGTTCGCGTACCGACTGCGGACATTGCCAACACCGTAGTCAAGATGGGAAAAAAGAGAGCGCAGATTGACGCTACGCTTACCTCTACTGCGGCAAGTGCCATCTTCTCGCAAGACCTTGAGGATATGCCGCCAGAGATAGCCGAAGGTATTAACGAGTCTCAGGCACAGGACGGTGAGCAGAAGCAATCTATCAAGCGTCCAGAGCGCAAGGCAGAGACAAAGGCCGAAGCGCCCAAGGCTGAAGACAAGCCGCGTGACCCAGCGAACATCTCAGAGTCTCAAGGGAAGATGCTGTACGCGATCAGCCGTCAGCGTAAACTTTCAGACGACGAACTGAAATCAGAAGTAAAGCGGGTTTGCGGCGTAGATCATTCACGGGAGATCAAGAAAGAAGATTTCCAGAAGATCATCGACGCGATAGACCCTGGATTCGCGCATCACGATCAGAAGAAATAGTATTCGCCGTCGTCCTCCGGCGATGCGTGGGCGGCTTTTCGGCCATAGGGGCCGCCCACGGTTTTCAAGATCAGCGTAAGGGCACTTGCGCTGTAGGGGAAGTGGGATGGTAGGAAATAAAAGGCCAGCACAGCTAAGTAATTCTGATACCTCACTTCCCCGGTACAGTCCAACGTTAGGCGATTTTTATATGACAATCAAACACTTATTAAAGTGGTTTATTTTAGGTGAAATGACTAAGCGGTGGCAGCATATTGTCATGTCCTCTGCTTGGTTGTCTATGTTCGCCTTAGCTCTCTTCAATCCTTTCGGAAGATACCATGAATCGCGTATATGGTGGATGGTGTTTTCTGCTTGGGCATTCGGGGTGCAGGGTACAAAATTCCTAGATTGGGATAAGCAGACCAAGCCGCAATCGTAGACTATGACAAAGCAACCACAATGCGACTGGACGGCACAAGACCTAAGCGAGAAGCGGGATACGGTGTACGTTCACTGTCAGTCACGGCTAAATCACGAAGGCCAGCACGTGCCGCCGAGAGAATGCAATAAACCGCAACCAAAACTAAGTATCTGGTTTAGGAGGAAGTAGACATGAAGACCATATTAACCATTGAGAAAGCTCAAGCTGGAGGCTATGCTCTTAGGAGTGAAAATTTCCTAACACTTCATCCAACGTTAGACGAAGCAATTACGGCTTTACGGGCTGTGTTTGAAGTTTCAGAAAGGAAACCACAATGACAATGCACCCCGTTGAAAGCAGTATGATAGCGGCAGTGGGATGGGACAACGTAAGCGGCCTAGTGGTTCGCTTCAAAAGCGGTAATCAGGAATACCAGTATTCCGGTGTACCGGAGCATGTGTTTCAGGAGCTACGGTCTTCGGCCTCAATCGGGAAGTTTTTCAAGTCTTCCATTCAGGGGAAGTACGAGAGTGTGAAGCTATGAAGCTGTTTATCTGGTACAGCCCCTATCGCGTTAAATATGGAGAATCTTTGCTGTTTGCAATGGCGGAAAGCGCCGAGCAAGCAGAGATGGAAGCAATGAATAAAGTGGAGTTATATCGCCTACCCCTTGGATTCAAGTTGGGTAAGCCAAGCAAAGTTTATGATGTTGCGTGTGCAGAGTGGCACCATTGGGAAGAGTGACATGCCTGAAGTAGAGTTCCGCGACACTGAAAACGGCGAACCCTGTCATAAGTACTACCGTGACGGTAAAGAGATTCCCGGCCTGTCTTACATTTTAGAGAGCAACGGTTTTTGCCGTTACGGAAAAGTCCGAAAAGACGTGATGGAAGCGGCGAGAGAGCGCGGGGATGCTGCCCACTATGCGACACGGCTCTTTGATGAAGACAATCCTAGCGGTGTCGGCAATATAGACCAGTGGCAAGAGCAGTCCTTAAAAGATTCGCTTGACCCTTGGACACTTTCACGGCTTAAGGGCTGGGTGAAGTTTAGGATTGACTTTGATTTCAACCCGCTGATTATCGAAAAGCCGATGTGTCACGAATGGTCAGGCATGGTCTATGCGATGACTCCGGACAGATACGGTAATTCCAGCATGGGCCGTCTCGTCCCTGAGATTAAGTGTACCGCTGAGATTGAGCCGTCCTGTCAGATACAAACGGCTTTCCAGATTCAGCCGTTTAAGATGGAAACGGATTCAATTCGCCGCGTGGTCGTACAGCTTTTGGAAAACGATTACAAGATTCACGAATTCAAAGACCGTCAGGACGAGCGTCTAGCGTTCAACATTCTTGGTGCTACTTCATGGAAATGGGCCATGGGAATACGCTAGTCCAATGTCAGACACATGGCAACACACGTATCACAATACGGGCAGACTAACCTTCGCGGCGTTCCGAAGGTCGTAATTATCTGGTATCGACAGGTTTATCCGGACTACTGTTTCTATTGTGGTGTGGAACTGTGTCTAGGTAACAGAACAAAAGATCATGTTGTACCCCGCTGCAATGGCGCGATAAGGCATAACAACCTTGTGCCGTGCTGCAACGTTTGTAACGGCTTTAAGGGTTGCCTTGCTGTGTCGCACTTCCGCACTCGTTCCGAGCACGGCCCTCTCTTCTTCGGGGAAAAGAAGTATCTAGAGTCCCGTGCCTTCAAGAAAGCGCTTGACAAGTCCCTGCAAGTTTGATAAATTGCAGTTGAGGACGAAAATGACACCTACCGAACAAATTCTTACCATAGAACTAAACCCCAAAGAACAAGCAATGGCGCGAGAGGTAACAGCGCTGGTTAATGCTCCGCTGATTCCGTCTATCCAGACGGCAGAGCAAGACGCAGAAGCGTTCGCGTTCCTATCACGGCTGAAGGCTCAAGAAAAGGCCGTACACGCGCTTTGGGACGATGACATTGAGATGGCGAACAAGCTACACAGGTCGCTCACGGGCAAGCGTAAGAAGTTTCTGGATGCTATAACTAACGCCTTTAGGTTGGTGGACGGCAAGCGATCAGAATATCTTGAGCGACTTGAGCGCGAGAAGCAAGAGAAGGAACGGGTTGAGCGGGAGAAGGCCCAAGCGATTCAACAAGCCGAACTGCTGGCGGAAGCGGCTACGCTGGAAAAGACGGGCGACACGCTAGGGGCTGAGTGTGTTTTGGCGGAAGCGATGAATGCACCTGCACCCGTGGTTGTTGTAGCTTCAAGTGCTCCGGTGTACGACGGCGGCTACAATCGTGCGCTGCCGTGGCAGGTAGAAGTAATCGACCCGTCAAAGGTCAAGAAAGAGTACTGGTGTTTGGACGTGGATTCTATTGGTGCTCTTGTGCGGAAAAAGGGTAAGCTGGCTGAAAACATCATTGGCGCAGGAAGCGTCCGGATTTGGCAAGGGCGTAAGACCATCATCAAGGGCTAGTAGTCGCTTATAGGTCAACCTGACGCTACGGCGGGGTATCCTAAAGAGGTAATCAGACCATGAAAAACAAGACTATTCTCCCCTCTACGGCAATTTTTTACGGTGCTCTGATGGCCTGTAGCTTTTGGAGTATAGTGGCATTAATCTGGTGGTTCGTCCAACGTTAGACTTATGGCTGACAGAAAAGAATATTTCCGTAAGCGCTATCTGGCAAGAAAGGCCGGAGAGTGGACGCCGATGAAACGAGGGCGGCGTGTAGGATTCAGGATGAAGCCGACGCCAGAGCAGATTGATTACGAAATACGGTTAGCCGTGGCGATAGAAATATTTTTGTCTTTCACGGTTCACGGGCATAGGATACGAGGGTAGAGATCAGGGAGGGGAGAGTAGATGGCAAAAGTTTATTTGGCGACACTGTTAGGAATCTGGATCGGAGTGGCAATTTCTATCGTGCTCGTGCGGCACGTGACAATCCCGCCGACACCTTGGATTATTGCGGGCAAATTTTGCGGATTGGCTGGATTGATTATGACTCCAGTAATGCTGTTTTTAGTGTGGCTTGCTCCGCAGACTTGGCCGAAGGTGACCCGATGACTCCCGGCAACCCTGAGCAGGAGGCACGAGAGCAGTGGGCGCGTAATATCCATGCATTTATGGGAGGGGCATTCGTCGGGTTGCTATTAGTTGCGGCAGATATAGCTTTCTGTATTTGGATTTCAATGTGAAAACGCGGGAGGGGCAGGAAAATGGCAACATGCGAAGGTTGGGATTGGGATGGAGGTTGGTAATGGCAACAGTGCAGGAGATCAGAGCATTTGCGTTCATGTTGTATTTACTGGCGAATACAGAGAACCGCACGGAAGAGGAGAACATTCGGGCGATTGCGGCAAGGCTTAGTGAGTACTTGTCCTGCGGAGCCACAACGGAGCTCAGCGCAGCCGAGCCGCCAGCGGAGTGTAATAAATGCGGCATAAGAGTCAGGATATTTGAAGGCATGGAAGTGCATTCAGATACACTCAGCCCACTTTGCAGTAGTGGCGATTATCTCACTTCGACCGCAGCCCCGTCCGGTCGAGAGGCGCAGCCAGAACCCAGTGAAGAATGCGGCCATGAATGGGGGCGACCAGAGAATGATCGCCATCGATGCGGAGTTATTGGCGAACATTCGGAGCATATCTGCATGAGAAGCGGATGCGAAGCTGTCAAGAAAATAGCCGAGCCCGTAAAGGGCAGAGAGGAGATGCCAACTGCAACCGAGGCCAACACCAAAACCACCGCCCGGATATCAGCGACAGGGGCCAGTGAAGCAGCAGGGAAAGACGCTTTGCTGGCCTCGGCGCTTCAAAAGATTGCTGACAATTATGGCGGCTGCCACTGCGACCACGGCGATGCTAGTTGCTGTGAAAGAGTTGGAGAATTCTGTCCACACTGTATTGCTGAATTAGCACTTGCAGGACGTGCCGCTTCGCCCGCAGTGCTGGAGTCCAGTTCCGCGCAGGCAGCGCAAGGCGATAAGGGATGGGTAAGCGAACCGGACTGGCCAACAGAACCGCGCAATGCCAGCTACCGAGCAGGGTTGCGGGATGCGCAGAAAGCATTCACAGAATGGAAGGGAAAAGTCATCAGCTATGAGTCTGTCCGACCCTCCGCGCCCCAGGTGGCAGGGCCGAGCCAGATTGCCGATGCGGTGATTGCCTACTTGGAGCAGCATGGGCATGAGAGCCATACACGAGATGGGATTAGGGATGTTGTCGCGCAGTTATTCCGTGGCGCACCCGCAGCCAATGTCACCGGAGAGCAGTTCTTGGCCCGTCGTGGATTCGCGGATAGCCGCAATTATTCATCGACGCAATTAGGGCCATTGCTGGAAGAGTATGCCCGTGGCGGCGCACCCTCAGGACCGCACAAGGAGCAGAAATTGGACATTACGCCATTGGTGCAGAAGTGGTTTCCAGAAATTGATCCATTCCAAGCTAGAGCAGTTTCGCTTGCTATTGACGTGAGTGCGGCATGTTCCGCAGAGCCGCAGCGGTGGCGGGACGTGAAGGTGGACGGTCTGCCGCGAATTGGCCAATGGTGCTGTATTTCCATCGGAGGGATCGTCCAGCATCAGTCTGCGCAATTCAGCATAGACGAAGGAATGTATTTTTGGGAATGGGCAGATGAGTCATCGGACTGCGCGCCTTTTGAAGTCGTAACCCACTGGCAACCACTACCGAGCGCACCTAAATCGGAGAGTTTGTGACTATTGAAGAAAGATTTTTAGACAAGGTTTCGCCCGAGCCGATGTCCGGTTGCTGGCTGTGGACAGGTGCGACCAATGGTGAAGGCTAATCCTATTCATTTTGGAGCCTGTGACGAATCGAGAGAATGTCATTCGGGGGATCGGGCCGACGGCTATTAATGCCAAGAAAACGCATTGCATACACGGTCATGAATTTGGCGAAGAGAGCGAATATTTCTGGAAAGATAGGAAGTATAGAGTTTGTCGTCCATGCGACAGGATCAAGGCCAAAATGAATTATCTGAAGCGTAAAGACCGAAGGAGAGGCCATGACAAAGCAGAATGAAGCTTTCTATCAGGGATTCGCCTGCGCGATTGCTACATTGGCGAGATATGGAAGTACTTCTCCCACGCACATCATGAATGCAAACGGCGTTACCTTGGATGATCTCAAAAAGCATGGCGTTGAAGAGTTCGACCTTGCTCCGATCCGCGCAGATTGGAGATTGACTCATGCCTAAAGAACCAGCCCCGCCGAGCCCCTATGAGCCACGGCTGAGACTACTACAAATGCAGATAATCGAGGCATATGAGGGAGGATCGTCAATTGACGTGCTGACCGTGCTGCGGAGCGAACTGAGTGGGCTGCTGGAAGTGGCAGCGGAGTCGTTGGAAGTGCATAAATTTACCCGTAAATTCCTGCTTGCGCTACCCGGTGCAAAAGAAGAATCAAGTTCTCCCATCATCGACAAACTGGCCCAGGAGCTAGCCAAATGGAAAAGGTAACGGACAAGAGCGGGCTTAAGGATTTCTCGGAATTCATTGGCAAAAATTTAGCCCAAATAAAGGCTTCCACATTCGCAGATGGCAGGCGGGCGGGACTGGAAGAGGCAGCGCGGCTCTGCGAGGATCATGATTGCTCACGCATAGCTAAAAAGGTACGCACCATAGCACAGCCGTCTAACGTTGGACTTGACAAGCCTGAAGGGTTAGGGTAGGATGTAATCTCTTTGGTGGTTGTCTTTGAGAGGGTCAGTGCCCTAACACTGACTCTCTGCCTTTTTAGGGAAAGGGTTGGCATGGATATTGTAGTCAAGAACAAGCAAAACATCCCATTCTTTTGGTTACAGAACGAAGTTCTCACGGTTTTCGGCCCTAAAATTGGTGCATACGGATTAGCGGTTTACTGCATTCTCTCCTACCAGTCACAAAACTCCGGCGAAGCAAAAACATCTCTCAGGCAAATAGCTTTTACGCTTGGCATCTCTCCACAGACGGCTATGCGGTCACTAGAATGTCTGATTGAGAATAAGCTAATTGAGGTCATAAAAAAGAGCCGTTCTCAGGCAGAAGGGCCTAGTATCTATGGCATTTTGACCGTTCCTATAGGGAACGGTGGGGTAGTGACCGTTCCTGTGGGGAAGCGGTACCGTTCCCCTGTTAACACGGTACCGTTCCTCCAGAGTGACACTCTTAGTACTTATAGTAATAATAATCTTATAGATTCTTCTATCTCTTCTAAGGATTTTGTATTAGAACCTGAAGAAGTTATAAGCCCCAAACAAAAATCAAAAACAAAAGAAGGCATCGCCGACCCGCGCCACGGCGAAATCAGAAACGCAATCATGGATGTTTATATGGCGATGAACAAAGTCAGCCCAGGATGGAGCGGACGTGAGGCGAAATGTCTAGCTAATTTTCTCAGAGAGCATCCAAGCTGGACGACGGGAAAAATTTTAGAGTGCATCCGGGATCGGTTCCGGTCAGACATAAACACGGCGCAGGAGCCACGCTACTGGATTGAACGGCTAGCGGAATTCGCGGCAGGCCCACTAAACGCATACGGCAAACCAAAGAACGGGAGCAACGGAAATGGAAATTCAAAAGAAGACGACAGACTTGCAAGAGCACGGGCAGCAATCAACGCAGGACTTCAACCGGGCCGTGGCGGAAATGTTGTACATGACCGTCCAGCTTTACCGGATCGAACTGACTGAGCAAGTAGCGGCGTTCTGGCAAGAGGCGTTGCAACAGTTGACGCCGGATGAAGTTCGCCAGGGCTTCCTGAAGTACACGCAGTCCGACCGTTGCCAATTCCCACCGAAACCCGGCGACATAATCGAAAAGTCCGGATGGGTCAAGCCGTTCGTGGATATGCGTGATCAAGAGGCAGCACGGGAAAAGGCGTATCTGGAAAGGCACTGGCAAGGAGATACTGACCCGCATCTATTGTGTGAATGTGGGCATCCGCTGCATCGGCATGGCGTGTTCACGGCAAACACTTGCTTAGGGATGCCCGTTGACTTGACGCTCATAGGTTCGTGCGGTTGCAGAAAATTTACGCCTCAACCTGTCGCTAGTCCGCAAAATCCTACCATCGGCTCCCAGGTAGACGGAACGCTACACCCTGGCACGGAATACTTTAAATCAGAGCCTATCAGTCCAACGTCAGACAACCCGCACGGCTTTCCGATGCCGAAAGACGGAAAATTATTGCCGCATAAATTTATGTTTAATAGCCTAGCACCGGGAAGATGCTCAATGTGTCTTCTGTCTGAAAATGATGTTTGCCACGGCATTATTCCTGTAGGCCGAAAATAAGTGAAGAGTCCAACGTTAGACCAGCAATCTCCGCACTCACCGGACGCCGAACGAGCGATACTAGGAGCAGTGCTACTTGATAATTCCTGCTGGTATCAAACCGACAAAATGGCGGATGTAGATTTCTACTTGCCGTCACATCAGAGAATTTATAGCACTATGGCTGAATTGGCCGACGCAGGTATAGCAATAGATTTTGTCACTTTGACGGAAGCAATTGGAGCGAGGGACAAACGCGAGTCTAGAGGTAGTGGGATGTGTGAGTCAGTAGGTGGAGTTGCCTACATCACGTCTTTGACAGACGGACTACCACGGGTAAAAAACATTGAACAGTACGTAAATATAGTTCTGGACAAGTCCAAGCGCCGTCAACTTCTACTGGAACTTAGTTCTGCTATTGAGAGGATTCGCGGCGACCACGGGCCGATAGCAGAAGAAATAGCGCAAACCGATGCGCGGCTGATGGAGTTAGGGTCAAATACCAAATCAGACCCGAAACACATCAGAGAAATTTTAGAGGAAGCCGACGCGCAGCTACATGCCGACATGGTAGAGGCGGGAGAAAGAAAGGCAATTGGCTTTACCACGGCCAACGACTCTTTGGACGATATGACCGGGGGTTATCATCGACGGGAAGTTACGGAAATCGGCGGCGAAACTTCAGATGGTAAGTCTGTTCTCATGCGTCAGGGGATCATAGCCAATGCCTGCATGGGAGTCAGGCAGCTAGCGTTTAGCCGAGAGGTCAGCAGGCAGCGCCTAGCGCTGGACTTCAAGGCGTTCATGTCGCAGACGAACCCTAAGCACGTTTCGGACGGTCGGAAAATGGACATGTTTGAGCGTGAACGATTCAAAGATGTAAACAAGATTATTGGCCGCTGGCCATTATGGATAGACGACTCTCGTAGTTTGCATGTCGATGACTTGGTACATAAGGCGAGAAAATTTATCCGGCAGAACCGGGTAGAGATGATTTGGGTTGACTACATACAGCTAGTCGCGGGTACAGGAGCTAACGCGACTCTCCAGATGGAAAATGTCTGTAAAGGCATCTGGGACTTAGCAGACGGCGAAGGCGTAGCAATGGTAGTGCTGAGTCAACTAAATCGGTTCCCAGGTGAAAAAAAACAACGGCCCAGACTTCGGCGGTCAAAAGACTCCAGCAAGATCGAGCAAGACGCGCACACTGTAATATTCGTTTACCAGCCAGAAGACGACGATGGGCGGCGGATTCCGCAAAAGGCTGAGTTGGTAGTAGCTAAACAGCGCCACGGCCCCACGGGGATCATAGGGGTAAAGTTCAATACTGAGACACTTATTTTTGAGGAGAGATGAGACTACGAGGCTGCTACGACAATCTAGCACGGGTATTCGATCAGGCCGACGACATAGACCTGACGGCGGGTCGGGAATGTTTCAGTTCGTATCATGTCATGATGCAGGAAATGTCTTCTGTGTTCGGCTATCCGATTGAATCAGTCACGGCGGCATTTGTCAGCCTGAGTCCTAACACTGACTACCTGAAAAACCTGCGAAGCGTTGTAACGCTTCTACAGGGCCATAGGCGAGGTCTACCAGTCGAGGGGCTGACGGTGAGCACCTATGGGCACTGCAAGCTTAGGGCGTGGCAGTATATCAACGGTCTAGACTTTCTCTCGGTCACAAAAGGCCCAAAGATCACGGCATTCTATAAAAGCATTATCAATCCAGAAGACCCTATCCCTGTAGTGGTAGACGGTCACATGGTAAGCGCTTGGTGCTATCGGCGCATGAACATGAAAACCGTAGCGTCGAACATGTTTGATTATGGTGCCGTGGCTGAAGACATACGAGCGCTAGCGGGATACAGAGGTTTAATCCCGTGCCAGGCTCAAGGCGTTCTGTGGTTCACGTGGAAACGTATAAATCAAGTTGTATACAAGAGCAATCTGGATATTTACGGCGATCACTGGCAACTTAAGCGCGGGCTGGATGATATAAAGCCATATCCAGACAGAAATATTTTACCGATACAGCAAGAATCCTTCTCTTTTCCCTTGACAACTCAACTGACCTTTGATAAATTGACAATGCAAGCAGTAGTCCAACGTTAGACCAATTTACTAAAAGAAACGGAGTGATGCCATGTCAGTGAAGGTGAAAAGCAAGTCAAAAGGCAATTTAAGCAAGAGCGACAGTATTAAAGCCGCGAGAACCGGGGCAGAACCGGGGCAGACGATTGACAAGAAGGCCCAAGCCAAGCTGGACAAAGCGGCCAAGGCAGCGGAAAAACAAGCAGCCAAAGACGCAAAGGAAGCAGAGAAGGCGGCAAAGCAGGCGGAAAAAGACGCGCAGAAAGCGGAAATAATCAAGGCCAAAGACCCGTTGATGATGAATGGCAAAGTCATGACGGAAGAAGTCAAGCGCGAGTTTGCTATCGCGGAAGACAAGCGATTCCGGAGTCTGGAGTCAAGCTACAGACATACGCAAGTAGAGATGATGGTCATTCTCCGCGAATTCCAAGCCGCCGACCTGTGGCAGTACGTTGACAACGCTAAAGGCAAGAAGTTCACCAGCTTTGACAAGTGGCTGCGTGAGGCCGCGCCTGTGTCACGGGCCAGCGCCTATGCCAGCTTGAAGGCTGGGGAAAAGCTGTTGCCGTACATCCCCAAGGAAGAACTGGAAGGCATGAGCGTCCGGAATATCAACATTCTAAGCAAAGTCCCACGTGTGAAGTTCGAGAAAGTCGATTCGCCTATCAGAAAGGCGGCACAGGGCAGCGAGAAAGACTTGCGCGATGCGGTGAGCAAACATGCGCCGGAAGCTCATGTTGAGCACAATCAGAAGTTCACGGTTGAAGGCACGGCAGCGCCGATCATCCGAGATGCACTGGAAGCGGTAAAGCTCCTGTGCGAAGTCTTTGAAGATGGCGAAGCTCTGGAGATTCTAGCAAGTGATTGGCTGCAAAGTACGTCTCAGGACGAGCGGTTTGCCGGGATGACCAACATGGGAGCGTTTGAGGCCCTAAAGAAGCAGCTTGAATCCGAAGTGGACGAACAGGGCGGTTTGGTAGGAGAGGTAGCTTAGGCCATGGGCTACCGTGTGGGTTTCTGAGGAAAAACAATGCCAAAGAAGCCCACAAGATCACACGATGGGTACGGCTGGTATCTGACGAAAAAAGGCTACCCCCGGTTCTTTAAAAATGGCCGTATGAAACACGCATACGTTCACAGGTACGAAGCGGCTAAGATGCTAGGCAGGCCGCTAACGAAAGACGAACAAGTCAATCACGGACGGGGCGGGAAGCAAGATTTCAGTTGGGGCAATCTGACGATCCTGGGAATCAGAGAGCATTCGTGGTATTCGGCCAAGCAAGCCTTCTGGATGAAAGTTTTAGACGTTAAGGCTGAGAAAGAGTTTTACGCAACGATTACGCAGTTAGAGGCAGAAGGGGTAAGGACAGGACTGTGATTGAAAAGTTTGCTATTTGGTGGGAGCGCATTCAGGAGATAGCGCCGTGGGCATGGCGCACCGATCCGTACCTAGAAGGCATGACGGAAGAACAGTTCAATTGGCTTCGCTCACTCGATGAACCGCCAACGGAAATACAACAATGGACTTCAGCGACATAATCGAAGCGGCTCACGATCATGTACAACAACGCCGCAAGAGGTTGGGATTAGTGCCGTGGGACTTCAGCAAGCCCCGCATGACCCTAGTGGAGAGAATGGCCTACAATGCCAAGGACGAAGAAGACCGCCGAGTGCAAAGAGAAAATGGCGTGTATGCTGTGCGGGACGTTCTGCGGGAGCTGGGAAGAGTGCGTAAGTACGCAAAGAGGAAGAAAAAGGATCAAGCCGGGTGCGGTGATGTACGACACGGCGAAAATGTCCAGCCCGGAGCACTGCCAAAAAGTCGCAAATACAATAAGCACTATCAGGCAGCAGTATCCGCACTTAACTCATCGAGAAGCAATACTCTTGAAAGTTCTGAGAGAAGTGTACTGGCGGTCAGACACTAGCGGTGGCGGGCCAGGGCCGCAGTATTTAGCTAAGTTGAATATCAAGTACGGAGGAAGTCATCATTAAGCAATCTGAGTGCGGTATAAACGAAGCTCTACAGATTGCCGTCAACGCCCTGAGGGGCTCTATACCGTCGGCTACGCGAGAGCAAAAAGAAAAAGCTGCTGAACGTCTACTGAGAGAACTTAACATGAGGCGGAAGATTTACAGAGACGCCAAAAGGAAGCAGAGGGAAAATGGCAAAGCGTGAAATAGCAAGCGTGGTTGTGACATTCGACCCTAACACGGGCAACATTGGCGTGGCTCCGGATGCGTGTACTCAAGCGGAAGTTCTGGCAATCTTAGAGGCTGCAAAGCAGATTGTAGTGCAGCAAGTATTCTCGCAGGCCAGAAGCGCGGGAACTATTTTAGACTCGAAAGGGATGATACCGGGGAACTGACATGGAAACCAACACAGCCCGGTCAAAGCACTACCTAGAAAAGCAGGGGTGGAAGTGTTGGACAGTTGAGCAGATGGTCAGGATACCGCCGAGACTAGGTATGCCTGCCAAGATGTTCAAGCGGGATGCGTTTAACTTTGGAGATTTGCTTTGCTTTAAGCCTATCTGCTTAGGCGTCTACGCCACAGAGAAAGGCATAGCATTAGTACAGACCACATCTCGGTCAAACCAGTCCGAGCGAATTAAGAAAATCCATGAGATACCAGAGGCCGAGGGATGGCTACGATCTGGGGGCCGCATTTTCGTACACGGATGGGCGAAGCGTGGGCCGCGTGGAGGCCGTAAGGTCTGGGAAGTACAGGTAACAGAACTAGGTACAGAGGACGAAAAGAAGATCACGGCGGAAGAGGCTCCGCTGTTCATAGGTGCAGACGATGACTTCTAGGCCGCGCATTACCCGCGAAGGGAACCGTTGGAGAGTTGTAGGATGGGCAAATAATTTCACCGTGAGAAGTTTTGCCCATGCCTGTTTCTGTGCCAAGTATTGTCTGAAAGAGCCTAAGAAAATAGGGGCCGCATGGTCACCGAAAGAGCAGCCGGGAAGTGTTGAGTGAAGTTCGTTTTGGCAAGTTTACTACGCCAATATCCGCGAGTTGCGTCCGGAGCCTGAGCGGACTTCACTGAGCTGTTCTGCGGAATAGGGAGGAGATATGAGCTATAAAGACGAGCGTTGGTTTCGAGATGGAGAGTGTGATGAATTGTGCTCTGGTGATTCGCCAGAACGGGCCAAAGCCCGCCAATTCATACGCGACATTCTGTGGGAGAAACCGGGGAATAAGCCGAGACTAGATCGAGAAAACCTTATGGTCGATGATTTACTTTCCCAATTTACAACAAGGAGAAATTAAATACAGCCGGGGGGGCGATGTGAGCAACACAGAAAAATTACGGAGAATACTTAAACGCGGGCGCGAATATAGCGAGATGGCGCGTATTTCCAGAAACCAAGATTTACAAGGAATGGCTGATTATCAAAGCGGCGTTAAGTTCGGTCTATTTCTAGCAGCACAAAATATTGCGAACGGGCGCGGCTGTGACCCAGCCCACGCAGAGGAGGCGGTAAATGTTTGCGAGGGATGATGACTTCTAATTTAGATAGATGGATTTATTTGCTAGACCCAAGTAAAAATAAGCCAACATTGGTTTACTCTGATCAGTTATTTAGTGTGCTGGATGCGATAAAAAACTACATCGATTGCAAATCTAATTCATGCATTTCTAAGCCGCACATTACTATGGGCAGAGGACCACAGTGTCCTGGTTGCGGAGGAGACAGTAAAAAATGTGGTCACAGTAGGTCGCATCGCGGCGGAAGTCGATGACCACCAAAATCCTAACGCAGTGCATCCGAGTAGGGGCGATATTCGCGCTAGTGTGTGTGGGGCTGATGGCGCTTAGTCTCAAGAAGTCAGCCGATGCGCTCACACAGGCAGAAATCGTAGCCAGCGCAGAGCTACGAGAGGCCCATAGTCTAACGTTGGATGTTCACTATAAGCTAGTCGAGCCAGGGGGATTGCTAGACATCTCCAAGGCTACGATGCTGCACATAGACCGTGCATCAGGGGAGGCTGCGATAGCCAGCAGGCAGCAGAGGGTCTACTGGGATCAGCTAGGGGCAAGGTCGGTAACGACACTAGCGGCAGCGCAGCACTCGATTGAGACGCTAGACCGGACGATTGCCAGTATAGGCCAGGACGTACACGGGACAACGCAGGCGGTTGACGGGGTATTAGTCAAGACCGGGGAGTCGGTTGACTCAGTGAATGCCGATGTCAGAGCATTAAACGTGATCATCGCTGACCCTGATATAACCGCGTCGATCAAGTCGCTAGCGGAATCAAGTAAACACGTCGAGTTAACTACAGAAAGCGTGTCACATATCGCGGCGACCATTGACGGACAGGTCAAAAAATTAGCGAACCCTACGAAGGGCGAAAAGGCATTGGGCTGGCTTATGACGGTTTTAAGAGGGGCTAGCTACACATCTTGGTTATTCAAATAAAAAGGGAGATACAAAAGGCATGGGCAATTTCTTTAAGGCAATCGGGCATTTTTTTTCATCGCACTTCGGCCAAGCGCCGTCAGTGCTGCAAAAGGCAGGCTCAATTCTGAGCTACATCGCGCCACTATTGAAGCTGATCTTCGCGCAGGTAGACCCCGGAGACTCGGTTTTAGTGGCTAACACCATTGCAGAAGTCCAAACCAGCATGGCGACAGCAGCGGCTTTGATTGCAGAGTCACACAGCACAACGGACATAACCGCAAAGGCCAGAGTTGCAACGGCGCTGAGTGCTGTGGCTAACCACCTTAACGAACTATTGACGGCGGGCCACGTGAAGAACGATTCAATCAAGGCCAGCGTGACGGCGGGCGTTGAAGAGTTGCAGGCAGTGGTTAAGCAGTTGACTGCCTAGAAAGGAGAACCGGAAAAATCGCCAGAGCATGAGAGGCAGAGTTTTTAAGCTCTGCCTCTTGTTTTGTCTAACGTTGGACTAGCTAATGCAGCGTACCCCATTACAACGGCCAGGGCGTACAGCTTGACAGGGTTGGGAAAGGTCAGTGCCGGTTATCTTGCAGTCGGTTCCGGGTTGCGGTGGAGGGGTCAATTTGCCGTGTAACAGCAGAGAGAAAAACAGCACAAAGTAAATCATGGATTCATCCTCAGAGAAAAATTGGTTAAAGGGTTAGCAATGTCTGGCCGAAACTATCAGGGCCAGGGCGATAACAAGTAAGATCATTTTGACGCTAAAATCTGCCTTAAACAAGCTCAATCCTTTCATTTAAAGTACTGCTAGCAGCGCTAGGTTGACTTATAGGGCGTCCGGGGTAGATTTTAATAGCCGTGTACCCCCGGAACGATCTACGAGCAGGCCTGAGCTATCTCAGCGCTAGTTAGTGAGAACAGGTCATGGTCACCCATATCTGTTATGGCCATCTCGAAAGTATGTTCTAAGATGAACATAGCCATCAAGAGTTGATCGTCTCTGAGAGACGGGTATTGTTTACGGAAACGGCTGAGTACAGCAAAGTGGATATCGGCAATAGCTTTCAGTTCTGATACGGGCATAGTGTCCTCCACAATGCGCCCTGTCACGGCGCACTAGCAAAGCGCTAGGCCGCGTCTTCAAACTGAAACTTGCGAGTCGGTTTGTCAACCAAAAGGCCGTCAATGGCTGAATTCAACTTCTCAAACTCAGTTCTTACGGAGTCCCTGAGCGGTTCCTGTACCTTTAGGGCGTCTTTGGTGACTCCGTTCATGGCAGATTTGGCACGTTCGACCAACAGGGCTAGCTGTAAGTCTGAGCCGATGTTTTTGGAGTCGAATAGCTGGCAGAATTCCTTGACCTTTTCGACTGAAGACGTGTGCAGAATCTTTTGCTTGCCGTCCGGCCCTGGTGTCAGCTTGTCAAGGAAGTGACCGAAGAACTGTTTAGCTTCTTCCCGTAAGCTGTAAACGACTTCCGTAGACAGAGACATGGCAGTCGCAGCGGCCTTTGCCTTTGCTTCTTCGTAGAATTCAGCAGAGACATTTTTCAGGGAGTCCGGGGTGACGAATTCTTTAAACTCCCAATAGATGGAGAATTCGGCTTTGAGGGCTTCCTTTGAGACTTGGATGCCGTTAGGCCCTAAGCGAACGCCGGGGTAGTCTTTGGGGTCAAACTCTGCCTTCAAGTTGCGTTGGTCATTCAGGACGACAGCGGCGTAGGAATCGGCCAAGCGATCTACCAGGGCGTCACGGTCAGCCTGCCAGAGTTTCATGTACTCTTCTATGTCCGGTACGGCCTTGTGGCCTACCAGATAGACGCCGGACTTGACAAGGCCGTTGGCTACAGAGTGAGCATACAGCCAGTGCCGTGCATGGCCGTCTCTGGACTTGATAGCGGCAAGCTGCGGAGACTTGAGAAGGGACTTTGATACGCCGATACGATCAGGATCAGCGTCAATTTCAATGTGGGAAGTGGGAACCTGCCGGGAAGTGCCGACAGATTTCAGGGACAGCATAAGGCAAACTGCATTTTTAGTTACGTCTACTTGTGGCATGAAAATAACCTCTCTTCAAGAAATTTGATTTCAGCTTCTAAAGCTTGAGCACGGCTAGGGAATGGCCCTAGAACCGTGTCGTAGTCGATCATGGTGGCAGTCCATTCCATGCCGAAGGTCTGACAGGAGTTAGAGGGCTCAACGTTGCTTACGCGTCTAACGTTGGACAATCCGGACTCGATCAGGGGAATTAGGGCATCCGAATAGATGCCCGTAATTTTACCGTTGCCGATCAGTAGTTTGATTTGGCTGCTCATAGAATTCCCCTGTAAGTTCGTCGGCAATGGTTTTGCCTAGCTTAGACTCAAGTTCGGCGGTTGAATTGGCACATCCGGAACCTTTTACGCCGGATACCTCAACAGTGACTTTGCCTTTGTTTATCGTGATGGTATGGGTTTCCATGTTAGCGTGTGGCCGTGAGAACGATCTGGCCATCCTCCTGTACTGCGGTGGTCACATAGTAACCTTGTGACTGGTAGTGAGAGATGGCGACCTGAGTAGCGTAGGCATCTTGCAGCTTTAGGCCGTCTCTCCCAATACAGTCCTGCATTGCTTTGCCTTGTGAGCCGTAAAAATCCCACAAGAGGGTATAGCCGTCTTGTGACTGGACTACGCCGACTTCATAGGCAGAGGGGTTGCCAGCTACGCGGATAGCGTGTGAGCACTTGCCAAGGTGCCGACCGTACCACTGGTAAGTATGTTGGTCACGCACTAACTCTAACCCGAGCGACTTGCAGGCTAGCTCTAGCGCGTCAAGGTCTTTCACGATCAATTCAATTGTGGCTACGTGGGACATTACTTTTTTCTCCCGAAAAGACGAGCAATGCGAGAGGCCGCACGGCTGAAAATGTTGGCAGTCTGTTTTGAGGGCTTGGGAGCCACGGTCTTAGGTTGTGCCTTCATAGCCGCGCTAAGAAGCTCGCGAAGCGACTTAGAGCGACTGAAGCGACCGCCAGGACGGTTTGACCGTGGGAAGTAGAGATTGACGGACGGAATACTGCAGGACTGCCGACTGTGGCGCAGTTTAGTTTTGCTTTGCATTTAGTTTACCTCACTGAGATTGTAAGAACGTGCAACGTTGGACTTGGTTTCAGCCTGTATTTTATACAAGCCGGGTTCGGATGCGGAAATGAATTTGCCTTCGGCCTGTTCGCGTAGCCGTGTGATAGTTTCACCAGCGGATACGGCAACCGGAACAACGTAGGTTGCAGCCTCTACCAGAGAACAGCGAAGGCGGAAAGCAAGGTCGCAGCATTGCTTGATTTCTGCGCCTGTCCATCCGGCATCTTTGGGCAGTTTGTCACCGTCCTTGATCTGGTATTTTTTGGCGTACAGATTCCAAATAGCTGTACGCTCTGTCTGGTTCGGAAGATCGTAAAAGAACGTGCCAAAGTTGAAGCGTCGGCGCAATTCTGGTTTCAGGGAGTCGATGGAATTACAAGTGCCGACAAACAGCGTACGGCCTTGAGAGATAGCCTTGACGATTGCAAGGGCATGGCGAAGGTTTGCACCTGATTCGCCTACTAGGGAACCTTTCATTCCCGAGAGGTCAAATTGAATCAGGGGAACGCCGAAGCTACCAGCAGCGGCTTTAGGGATGGCGGTTTTGCCCGCACCTGGGGGGCCTATGGATAGCATTCCGGTAGCTTGTTCGTCCTGCATCCAAGAAAGCAGTGTGCCGTGCATCTCTTGCGAGACTCCAGACAAATCGCCCTCTGTGCCTGCTAGGGCCTTTTCTATCTCGTCTAGCAGGACAATGCAGCGAAAAGGATTGTTACCTTCAAAAACCCGCGTCATGAAAGTAATGGCATTGGAGCATCCGCGAATGTCGGAAAACGTCTCAGAACCACGCCAGACGGACAGGCCAGGGGTTTGTTCTATTTGTGTCCGTTTCCTGTCCCACAAGCCCGCCACGTCAAGCCCTGACGGGCTTATAGACATGGCTACAGACTGTTCAGTCGGGAACGCAGCTAGCCCGCACGTGGCGTCAATGGCTTGAGAGATAACCGCGTCCGTCAATTCAGGCATCGACTTGATTTGTTTTTTGGCTTCTGAGTAGACGCCAGTGATGATCGTCTTCAGTTCGTCCAACGTTGGCAGGGGTTCATCTAAGACCATGAAATCATGTTTCAGTTCTGCCGGGAGTTTGATGTCATGACAGAGAAAAACCAGAGTGCAGCCCTTGGACTTAAAAACGTCTCGAAGATTCCAAGCTGCTTGAATGAACGGCGCATCAAAAAACTTATGTGCGTTCATCACGAAAAGAATGGTCAAGTCAGGTAGCTTGATTGCTTCCCCAAGTGCCTGCACTGGATTGCGTACGGTTGACGGATTTTGACCGTAGGCCGTGCAAGCTGATTTGCTGGCTTGTGAATTGGTAAGGGCTTGAATACCGCGTACACAGTCCCAGGACAATGCAGGCACATCTAAGTCCTGCACTTTGGAGCACTGCGCCAAAATTGCGGCAATGGTAGCTTGGGGATCAGCGGTTTTGACGGCGACTAACGGGACACTGCGTTCCCGTGCCGACTTGAATAACTGCATGAAGGTTTTAGCCATAGAATCTCCTGAAAGTTGTCCAACGTTAGACTACTGTGCAAGTCTGAGAAGCAACGGCAAAACGCCGTAAGCCGCGAGTAAAGCAAGTGTCCAGACGGCGATAGAAGCAAGGGAAGAGACGAAACGGCGCATTAGTTAACCTCTCTGGAAATCTCACCTAAAAACAGGGCTGTAGCTTCATAGGTCATAATGATTGGTTCGCCATCGCCTTCGCCTATGAGAGCGAGGAGACAGGACGCATGGAAGTTTGCGGCCACGATGCAAACGGACTCAGGCAGGTAGGCAAAGCGAAACAGCGGAATTTCACGTTTCGCCGTGGCAAGCGTAGGTAGAGCGGCAATGGGATCAGTGTTAAGCATGGGGAGTCCTACGTCTGTACTCATCCATGATTGCGCGATAGACAAAGTTACGTGTGCCTACGTACCAGCGCCAGTTTTCAGCAATGTCTAGCTCTAGCAGTTCGATAGCTCGCTTGACTGTCAGGTAAGGCATGGTGTCCTCAATTACGGCCAATAGCCGTGTGAAATGATGTTACTGATTACAGGTACAAATCTCTCTAGGGGAACGGTCGTTTAGCTCGATACAGGACGCTGTGTGCATACTGCCGTAGTGCTGACAAGGTGCATGGCCGATGAACGGATCACCAACTAGTACATACAAGGCAGAGGCGTAAGCGAAGGGTTCTAGGAGTTTGCCGTTACCGATTTGTCGTATAACAAGAGGCAGTCCAGAGCGTTCAATGGCATGAGATAAGAGCAAGAGGCCACCATGGAATTCAATGTAAGGGATTTCACCGCGCATTACTATCTGTCCGTAGCGGTGAGTAACAGGAATGAGGGAAACGCCTTTCGCCGTGTGTGAAACAGGTGTTGACTTTGATTGTGTCATAAGGACTCCTGAGAGTAGAGATGGCAAGAGGCTAAGTGATGCTGCCCTTTAGTGGATTGTGCTTTAGGTGTTATTGCATGACAAGTGCAAGTTTGGACTGAGGGGTTAGAGGAAGAGAGGGGAAGGGTTTGCAGGGAAGCAACGTAGTGAGCATTCATGCTCTTAGCTTTAGAGTGAGCGTGAGCCTTACCATTGCAGTTAAAATCTGCATTTGTATCGCGGTCATAGACAAACCAACGGCCTTTCTCGCGTATTGCAATGTAGCGCGTGATATGACTTACAGCGTGTTCGCCTACTACAAATATGCTGTTATGCCGAAAACGGCACTGTGAGCACTTGTGTCTTCCCTGTGGATTGTGCTTAGGCTCTGTGGGCTGAGAGGAGTTACTTCCCTGCCCGTGCTTAACTTGTTCTGCCATGAATCACCTCAGGAGAAGAGAATAGCAGATTGATAAATGCAGTCAAGCATAAAACGAGTTCTGAGCATAGAAAAGATACTTAGAAAAGATTACACAGTGAGACGACACCGGAGTGAGCGCAGCGAGCGGAGGTCTGGTAGGATAGCTGAGAGGTTAAGGGTTATGGGAGAGGGGCTAAGAGAGGTTTGGGTATGTCAGATATGCGGCTATGAATGGCTGAAGAGTCGACAGAGGCATAGCGGCGAACGGCCTAAGCGGTGCGCTTCGGGGAAGTGTCGGAGTTCGTTATGGGACAGGGCGCGACGGTCTAACGTTGGACGGCCTGACAGGAGTGTGGTTAAGGCTAAGGGGCATCTGCCTACTCTCACGGCTAACGGAGAGCATAGCGGGCTTTGTAGCTGTCTGGTGTGCCTGTGGGCGATAGCAGGGTCACAGGGGGCCACGAAAGGGAGGACAGGGGTAACGAAAGGCAGAGGGGGCCAGGAGGAGGGGGTATCTGTTCGCCCGTCTGTTTCGCCCGTCTCTTCTCATGTCGCTTCCGGTGTCGTGTCCGACAGGTTGTCCGTGTAGGGGTGAGCGGCGGGAGGGGGATAATACTTTGCTACCGAGAAAATTTTGCTGTTATTTCTTTTTTCAGTGTTGGAGTTCTTTGCAGATTGGACTCCATATTCACTTAATGCAGCGGAACATTGAAATTCATGTGCCATTTGGTTTTTTGAGAATAGGGTGGTACTTGGACTGTGAAGATGAGAGAAACGAGATTTACGGTAAGAGTTACGGTTGGGACGATGGCATTTGGGAGTGGGGCGTAAGTACGGAGGACTACCAGGGGGAAGAAGAAGCTGAGCTTGACAATTGATAAATCCATGTTATAGTACTTGACATGATTAAGTCCGCAGTAGTTATTGCGAAGTTGCTAGGAACTGAGGGATTCACGGATCACCTTGGAAACCAGATCGAGAAGTATTGGAAGAATCAAGCAGGATTGACGGATAGGCAGAAACGGCAGCTAGTGCAACTGGATAAAGCAATATCGGAAATCAGCCACAAGTTAGACGTGAAGGAACGGCTGGCGTTTGGGAGGTTTATCGGTTTGCATAAGAAGATGAGCTTTGACGCTGGGTTAAGGATTGGTCTTACGACTCATGCAGTCAAGAACGACAAGGAAACTGAAGGTGTGACAGGTACTCAGTTCTTAACGGCTAAAAAATAAAACTGGCGGCGGGGCGGGAATGGCATTCAGCAACGTGAAGATGGACGATCCGAACGAGTTTTGGGATGCGTTTGCGTGGCCGCAGCCGTAGGAGCGACCTAAGTCAGAATCACTCATGGTTCAGGGTCAGCGTATCGGCTTCAATGGATCGGAAGTGGGACGGGAGCAACCTATGAGGATTGTGCAGCATTCGTTCACGGTACAACTAGCGCAGGCGTTCCCGGATTTCCGTTTAGAGCAGGCCGTAAATGCCTCTGGGTCTTCTTTGTACTGCGTGTGTAGGAACTGTGCTGGAGAGGTCGCGCTATCGCCATCCGTATTCGCTAGCGTTTCATCGGAGAGGGCGGCAGAATATGTTTCGTCTAACTTGGTGAGACACAGGCAGATGTGCAAGACTCCCGGTCAGATTGCACTCGAAGTTCAGCAACGGCAAACGGTGGTGCCGGAAGTAAAGCAGTTCGCCAGAAAATACACGGTAACGGAGTAAGGCATGGACGCAGATGTAAAGCAAATCATAGACGCAGCCGACAAGCTAGACGTTAAGCTGTCGCAGACTTTGGCTGACGTGACGGCAGGAAGACTGACGGCAACGGTTTTTCGGGATTTGGAAAAATTGCCGTTGGCTAAAGTTAAGACGCCGTTGTTGTGGTTGCAGGACGGTAATGTCGGTAACAGTGGGGGAGCCAGCCCGAAACCCCACGGCAGTTTTTCTTTCGCTAACTCCGGCGATGTCACGATATTTCCCGCAGGAGCGTTTGACAATTATTTCTTCCTTATGACGTTTCCCTTGCCGCAGGCGATTCCTGGTAACTTTGTGTTGGCTTTTGACAACTTCTCTGTGGTTCCGGAGTCGGCGGGTTTGTGTCAGGCATTGGAAGCGCAGATTGAAGTCAGGGACGGAATCAATGTTTACAATATGGCGTGGCAAGCAGATCAGTCAAGTAAGACCATGCGGCTATTTAACCATGTGGCGCAGAAGTGGGTAGAAGTGCCGAGTATTCCGTTTCCGGACTTGTCAAAGCCTGTGCGATGGTCGGCGGAATTCCGGATTGACCGGGTAGCCAGCACGACAACCCATGATGTGTTGTGGCTGAATGGTGTCAGGTATCCGGTAGGGGTAACGCAACCAGCAACGCCAATAGTGACTCCGATAGAAATGAGCGTAGCTTTCCAGTTGGACGCTAATGCCGCTGGGTCTAATTATACGGCGGAAATTTCCGGCATGAAGGTAGCATGGCTGTAAGAGTTGAGGTCGTGTCAGCAGATGGAGTCTTGACGATTCCTGTAAATGCTGACGAGTACAACGTTAGACGTGAGCACGGGATGTTGTTACGTCATGGTATCGCTGTGTATGGCAAGTCGATCATAAAACAAAAGTATGGTAGTTTTACCTGCTATCAGCAAGGATTGACTGTGGCCGAAGATTTTGACTATCAAGACCCAGCTTGACATCTTTATCAAACCGTGTATACTCAGGCAATGAGTTTCGAGCAGCAGTTCACGGGGATGGTAGACGACTTACATAACCATGAACGTTTTGCCGTGCGACTGGCACTGATTCAATCGGGTACGATGCAGAGATGGACGGAGGAAGCCAATGCAGTTAAGTTCCGCAATCGTTTTAGGCGATACACTCAAAAGGTCAACCTCAACCAACTGGTTGCAAAAACGATGGGGCGGCTGGTGGGGTTGCGCCATCGGCGGGGCGTTGCTGGCGATGGGCCTAGGTGAGCAGTTCTTAGCCGAGATAACGCACACGGGCATGAGTCCGCTGGATTGTCCGTCCGTAGAAAAGGCTTTGCCGTGGCTGACGCAGCCGATACTCGATGAAATTACCCGGCTATACCATGAAGTCATTCAGGGTCGAATCACGATTGAAACCGTGGCGGCGTATGTGCAGACGGTGGAGCCGCAGACGATTTCAGTAGAAATTGGCGAATATCAGTTCGGTTTCTCAGGTATAAAGACTTACGCATGAAGAAGGCAAACAAATGGAATGGGAAAACAGCGCCGACGATCTCACGGAAGACGAATGGCAAAGATTCCAATGGGGCCGAGTCCGCAGCGCTAGTTCTTCTGCGGCAAGACTTCGCTCTGCATTGTCGCAGACTGAGAACGGGCATGGGGTTGACGCAAGCGGAGTTTGGTAAGTTGCTGGGCTACGGTAAGACCAACGGCTATGTTGCGGTAAGTCGGCTGGAGCGGGGAGAACATAAGCCACAGCAAGAGTATTTAGTCCGGTTCATGGAAATTCAGATCAAGTACGACAATCGAGTTTAGTCCAACGTTAGACAGGAGAAAATTTTGGCCTACGGCATTCCCAAGATCACCAGCAAGGAACTAAAGCAGCAGATACTTGACTGCATTTCGGCGGTTCTGGAAAGAGACGCCAACCTGTCCGGAAACAATCTAGCCTTCTACGGCGCGGACATTGATTTCAAGATGGATTTGACGCTGGTGTCACGGGGCGAACAGCGCGTAGGAGTGTTCGCCACGGCCACAGTAGGCGATTCTAGCCCTCCGCAGAAGCCAGAGGGGTCAGTGAAGCCTACGGTTCCAGAAGCCCCACAGAAGGCAACTGTTAAGGTTTCAGGCCGACGCCAGACAGGGAGGAAACATGTCGCTCACAAGAACCCTAGCAGTACTGACAAGAGCCTGGAGTCAAAGCCGGGGGCAGCACAAGCGGACAAACGAACTGTTGTTACGCTTAGTCCGGGCACAGGAGAAATTAGCTAATATTCCTGACCCGGACATAAAGCAAGAGCAATTCAAGTTAACGAGTATTGACCGTCAGGCAGACGAACCGGACGACGACGAATCAGAGGGGTTGGAGTTTTGATTACAAATATCCTGAGTCAATTAAAACGGGATGAGGGCTTGAGCCTCAAGCCCTATCGGGATAGTCGCGGCATTATTACGGTGGGTTACGGCCACAACTTAGAAGTTAACCGCGAGAGCGCCAGAGAAATCACAGAAGAACGCGCTAACCAGTTTCTCCAGTCTGACCTAGAGGAAGTTACGCGGCGAATCCATATGAAAATAGATTGGGCCGACAGGCTAGATACTGTCCGGTTTGGCGTCCTGCAAAACTTGGGTTTTAATGTCGGTGTTGGTGCGCTGCTAGGTTTCAAGAAAACTCTGGGCTATATCGAGAACGGCGACTATAACAGCGCAGCCGATGAAATGCTTGATTCAGATTGGGCCAAGCAAGTAGGCGACCGGGCGGTACGGCTGGCAGAACAAATGCGCTCCGGCCAATGGGTCTAACGTTGGACTATGCCCACAATCCCCCAAAAGATGATGGCTTGCCGCAAGCTGGGCCTAACTGACAGTTTCGAGCCGACTGCAAAAATATCCCACATCTTCGAGAAGATAAGCCTAGGCGAAGTAATTTCTTGTCTGCGGACTTCACAGGACGAAAACGCGATGATGATATGCGCGATGTTCGATAGGCTTAATGCTTCACAGGCAAAAGCTATTGACATAGACTATTTGGCGGCAGCGGCCCACTGCAAAGACGTGTACAAAATCGCGGGATTAATCACGGAGACTTACACGCGAGTCAAGGGGATGGAAACGGCGATGAGGGCCGCGCAAGAGTCGCCGGGGATTATGAAGTCGGTGACACGTCATGCTAAGGGCAAAGACGGCTTTCATCATGCCAAATTGGTTTTGCAGACGACAGGAGTAGCGCCGACGCCGAAGAATAACACTAACGTTTTCATTGGCAACAAGATCGACAATAGTAAGCACCAAACGAACGTTGTGGCTACGCACTCTCAGACCGTCGATGAAGTTGGTGATATTCTCTCCAAATTGACAGTTCCTAAGGCTCTCGATGTTCCACCGTCAAGTCATAGCACGGAAGACTGAGGCTATCGAGAAAGCCAAGAATATCAAGCTGCGGGAAAACTCCGTAGAGGAGTGCATTACTCTTTACGATCACTTCAAGTCAATGGAAGTGATGGAGTCTAAACATCCGGTTTACTGCCGTAAGGGCGAATCTCCTAAAGACTTCAAGTTTACAGAGCAGGAATCAGCATGGATCAGAAATGAAATGCTGATGTGTGCTTGTTCGTTCCCGTATTGGTTCTTTCGCTACTTCTTTGTAAAATCAACAATCAAGAAAGACGGTAAGGTAGTCAGTGAAAACATTCGCCGTCCAGACGTGTGGATAGCGCAGTTAATCTACTTGGAAATTCTGGCCGAGCTAGACTTGCGCGGTCTACCGATTTTGCTACTGGCGTTGAAAGCAAGACAACTCGGGATTTCGACGGTCACAGAAGCAATTATTCAGTGGATGGCCATATTCACTAAAGGTTCGCACTGCGTAGTAGCTTCGTCCGAAACAGAGAAGTCGGAAGAAATGGCCAACATGATTTGGCTGGGGCTTGACATGATGCCCTTGTGGATGAAGCCAGTTCTGACAAGAGAGGACAGGAAGATTGGGCCGGAGTTCGGGCTAATTCACTCAGACATTGTTTTGCAGCACGGCTCTCAGATGAAGGGTATTGCCACCGGATCGACGCCGATAGCTGCGCACCTGTCGGAAGTCGCCTATTACCCGAATCCGATTGAAACAATCGAACGTTCTTTGATTCGCGCCATGCACGAAAACCCAAGGACGTTTTTAGTTCTGGAGTCCACGGCACGGAAAAAAGATGATTGGTTTCATAAAACTTGGGTCAAGAACCGAAAGGGCGAACAAGAGGGATACAATCGTTTTACGTGTATGTTCCTTCCCTGGTATGTCGGCAGAGACATATATCCGACTCCAGACTTCCTTTTAAGCCATCCTATACCCCAAGGGTGGCGACCCATGAAAGAGACGCTTAAACAGGCGCTAGATGCCAAGCTATACGTGTCTACGACGCCTCTGCTTAAGAAGCACATGCCCGACAATTGGGAAATGCCGATTGAGCAGATGTGGTTTTGGGAATTCAATTACCACGAGGCGATGGAAGGCGGCGACGAAACTCTGAAGGCGTTCATGTCAGAGCTTGCGGCGGATGAAAGGTCTTGTTTCCAGTCTAAGCGTTGGTCAGTATTCGCTCAAGGTGTGCTAGATAAACTAGAGGCAGAAATCAGCGACAAGTACCAAGACTATGCCATGATCGGTGACGGCATAGATGAGCGGTTTGCGCTGAAAGACTTTCAGTCACATTCGCACAAACGGATAGACATTGAGTGGGCCACGATTGACGGGAAAAACCTGTACTGGAAATTAATTCCGCTGAAAGAGACGCCGCGAGACGAGAAGCTAGATTTCTACTTGAGAGTATGGGAGAAACCTAAACCGGGGTATAAATATACAATCGGAATAGACATTGCTTCCGGCCAGGGGCAGAACCGGACAGTATATTTTGTCAACCGCATCGGCAAAGAAGGGGAGCCAGACCGGGAAGTAGCTTTACTGTGTTCGGCGTGGATAGCTTCACCGGAGAGTCCAGCGTTTGCTAACCTTCTGGGAATCTGGTATGGGCAGTACATGGGCGCTATGAGTCCGTATGTCGCGGAAGCACAGTTATCGCCGGAAGTTCAGAAAGCCGTAGGAGACTTTATCTCTTTCCAGCTTTCCAAGCTAGGCTACACAAACTTCTACTACATGCAGCGCTTTGATATTCGCAGGCATCCCGGCCAGAAGGGAACACGACGCGGCTGGGCAACAATGGGATGGTCACGGCAGATGATGATGGAAGCCTTTGAGCACGCGATCAAGGCCGGATGGATCGAAGTCAATTCGCAAGAGCTAATAGACGAACTTGGGAGCCTAGAGTCTGACGTTACTGAGGGCGATAAGACGTTCTACGATCACTCTTCCGAAGGAACCGACGATGTATACATGGCGGGCGGAATTGCGTACTTTACTTCTCACGACAATCAGACTATTATGGAGCGGATGAAGGGCGCTGCCGCACCAAAAAAGAGAAAACGCGACGAAGATGCCCCTAAGCCAGAGAGAGAATCGGGCATTTCGCAATTGAGTCGCAAGTTTATGTTTGAAGACACGATGAACAAAGATTTTGCCGGAGAGGTAGAGGGGGGCGGCGGGCATGTCTACTAGCGTGGACTGGAATAAAGACGGTAGCTGCTGGATTGAGATAGCACCGGGACGCAAGAAGCTATTCGGCAAAAAACACCCTGCTACACTCGCTGCAAAAAATCGTCTAACGTTGGACTACATTCGAGAGGCCAAAAATAATAAGACCCGTGGCGGGCGTGGTGTGACGGTGTACTATCGGGATGAGAGCGGGAAAATCTGCCTTCCGCCGTCTCCGGATTTAGCGCCGAAAGGATACGTGATTCACGAAGCCAGCGGGCCGATAGCGCAAGACAAACTTTGCCGTGAAATGGAAAGAGATTTAAGGGCTGACTACGGCAATGACTACATGACAGCTTACATGGACTCTGAGCAAGGCAATCCCCGTGACGTACTGGCAAGGACTCATGCCATGTCTAATTTGGAGCGGGACTTAATTGGTGCTATGCTGGAGGACTTGGACAAAGAAGAGTCTAAACGGCAGAGAGTTAACTGCAATACGTACTTTCCTGAGCGGGAGAGAATGTAATGGGACAAGTGAGTAAAACGCTAAGAAGGATAGAAGGCGGATATGCCCACTGGTGTCCGGGCTGTCAAGAGATGCACAAACTTCCCGACTCTTGGACTTTTGACGGTAATGTCAATAGTCCTTCTTTTTCGCCGAGCTTCAAGCATGAAGGGATAAAAAGGGTATTCGTAGATGGTAAATGGAGTGGAGAATGGGTCAGGGATTCAAGCGGCAACACCGTCCCGTTTATATGTCACTACATTCTTACTTCCGGAGTGCTTAATTTTTGTGGCGATAGCACTCATAGCGTTGCCGGGGAAGCTGTACCAGTACCAGAGCTACCTGACGGCCTAACTGATGGACAGGCAGAGGAAATGCTGTGAGCGACAAAGACAAGCGCCGTAGCTGGCAAGTCCCGAAATATCCGTGTACCGACAAGAAAGAGCTACGGCAGTTCTTGAAGCAGAACGTTGAAGATGGCATCGGCTACCTAGAGGCTTCGCCGGGGTACTGCCAGCTGCAAGAGTCAATAAGGATTCTCTCAGGTAAGGCCGACGATAAGCTAGCCAACGAGCAAGACAAGAAAAACTACTCCAAGACTCAAACCAACCGACTCAAAAGAAATATCCGCGAGATGGTCAACTCTCTGGCGGAAATCCGCTACAATCCCGGATTCCATTCTAGTTCTAAAGACACGTTTGACCTTGCTGAAGTGCTGAACAAGTATGGCGAGTACTGGTACAACAAAGAGTTCATTGACCTTCAGGTAAAGAAAGCTATTCAGTGGGCGGCGATCAGTCCGTGCGGATGGTTGGAGATTTGTTATCGGGAGATACCGGGAACACGGGGAGAGCGCCGGGTTGACCTGATACCTATGGGCTGGTTTGACGTAGTAATGACAGGAGTGCCGGACGACGGCGATCACCAGCAAGCCTACACGGTTACTACTATTAAAGATTTGCCGATGTATCAGGCCCATGCCCTGTTTCCAGAGTTCCAGAAATGGCTTGCACCGGACAGGGAATCGCCGCGTGGATGGGTAGAGCGGATCAAGCAAAAAGCCAAAGAAGTAGTCAACGACGTTTTCGATACAACGCCAGATACGACTACGGCCAAGAATCCGACGTGCAGGATTTACTATCAATACATCATTGACTTGTCTATCAATCGCACAAAATCAGCGATGAAGATGGGTTACGAGAAAAAGAAAAACCCAGAGACAGGGATAGAGGAAGAAGTAGAAACGCCGTGGAGCTACATCGTGCCGTTTGTGGGGCAGATGATACCTACAGGATTAGTTGACAGGCCGATGCGTGTAGCCGAGCCAAGAGACTGCCGCATCTTCCCTGGTAGGCGGTTAATTATCGGTACAGAAAGACAGAACGGGCCGCACGAGGGCATTATGTACGACGGGCCAATGTGGGACTGGCACGGCAAGGCTCCGCTGATTAAGTTCTGTGCGGATGAATGGGTGTTTGGTGAATTTTCGATGGTACATGATGTTGTGCCGATCCATGAGGCCATCAACGAGATTGACCGTATAAGCCATCAGACGCTAAGAAACAGGTTTAACCCCACAATGGGGTACAACAACCGCGCTATTGACCGGGGAAAGGCCAAGGCGGTTGATTTAAGAGTGCAGGGCGACCGGATCGGGTTTAACGGACAAGAGGCAGCGGATATTTCAAAGGCTATGGGGCCGTTGGTTCCGGCAAGTTTTAACGTCATTGAACCGTGGGTAGAAGCATTCAGGAAATACCTAGACGACGCCGAAGATTACCAGATGGGCGTCCGCAACTTTGAGGCTCTAGCCAAGATCAAGACGGCGGGAGCATCGGACGAAACCCAGAAGCTACTAGACGCAGCGGGGCCGATTGTAAAAGGCATTTCCCGTGACATGGAACGGTCAATGCGCGACTTGGCCGACATGTTTAAATACATGGTCATTCAGTACATCGACACGCCAAAACTCATGGCAGTGTTGGGGCCGGATAGTATTACGCCAGTCAACTACGACTATGAACCGGGAAACCTGATTCCAGCGCACTTGCCAGGAGAAAATAAGTCAGGCAAAAGTATCTTCACAAAGATGGACAGAGCACATTGGGCCGCGCAACACGCCGAGTTCATCATACTTCCTGGCCACTTGCATCAGATCACGCAAATGTCGCACAAGCTAATGATTATGCAAGCAGCCAAAATGGGCTTGCCTATTAGTTGGTGGACACTTAACGAGCGTCTAAGTCTGGGATTGAATCTAGGCCCAAGGCCAGGAAACACGGACATAGAAGCATGGTTTGCACAGCAAAAAATGATGCTGGAATTTAAGGCTTCTCTGAGTGCCGAAGCGCAAGCGCTGCAAGGCGATGAACCGCCACACGCGGGCGGCGATAAAAAACAAGGCGGCAGGCCAAATACCGACCAAAAAGAACCTAAGCAAGCTATGAAGGGTGACGGACGCCCATTAACAAAAACTAGCTAATGTCTAACGTTGGACATGTCGAAGCTGCCTATCAAGAAGCAATCGAAAATCCCTCACGTTGTCGCAAAAGAAACGGAACTACATCAAGAAGCAAGACGGGACTTATGGGAGCTTACCGCTGTTTGCCTAGAGGCAAATGGCGTTCCTCTATCAGGATAAATGGCAAGACGACAATTCTAAAGAACGCCGAAGGTAAGACCTATTTTCACTCCGCAGAAGAAGCAAACGCCGCGTACATTAAAGCCGCTACAGACGCCGGGATAATTCAAGTCACTTAACTACTCCCTTGTTGTGCATACAACTGTATTCCAATGGCCTAAGCCTTGCTGTATATCTATAAGCGAGGTTAAAACAATGTACGGTGAAAACCTGAATCACGTTGCGTTCAAGCGTGGCCGCAAAAAGGGTCACAAAAAGGGCGGGAAAAAGTAAGCAACTCCTCACCGGGAACGAGCGCGTAATGGTGCTCTCCTAAGAGGATCAGCCGGGAGGAGGTAGAAATACCTCCTTTCCTTTAAAAAGGAAAACATGAAGCGGCCAGGAGCAAAAGCGGGAACGAAGCCAGTCCTGAAGAAAATGGGCAAAAAGGGCGGCAGGGTAAAAATCAGCTACATGTCAGGGAAATGATTACCAATGTCAACACCGGGAATGTCACAACCGCAGGAACAAGGTTCACCTGGGCAGGGACAGCCACCATCGGGACAGCAGCAAGACCCGTTGCAGGATTTCCGGCAGTTGGCACAGCAAGTTCAGCAGTTAGCGCAGAAGTATCCGGAAGCGGCGGAAGGTTCGGCAACGATCCTGAAAACAATCAAAGACATGATGACAAGGGTCGCCGGAAATCCGCAGAGAACACAAGAAAAGCAAGCCCCACCAGCAAGCTAGGAGAAGAGTAAATGGCATTCGACACCAAGGCAGCACTGGCAAAGATCACTGACCCGGAAAAACGCGCAAAACTTGAAGCGGCGTTAGCTGAAGCGGACGGGTTTATTGCCGAAGTCGAAACGCTGGCCTCCAGCCTGGAAACCGAGCGCACAGCACGGACGGTCTGGGAAAAAGAAAAGACCGAGATGACAAAGAATTGGGAGACTGCCTCAAAGGAATATGAGGAAGTTTTCAACCTCTGGTCTTCGACGGACGCCGAAAAGAAAGAAGCAGCCAAGAAACTTGACGAAGCCAACAAGTTATTGCTTGAAACAAAGGCAAAACTAGCCGAGAACATCAAGACCGCGCCTGCGATTGACACCAGCAAATTTCAAACGGTTGAAGATGCGGTAAAGTTTGAAGCGGGCCGGACGGCGTACTTCGCTAAAGTCCTGAAAGTACAGCGCGAACACGCAAAGTTGTTCCCTGACGTTGAGCTTGACCCAGAAAAGTTGGTTCAAGAGTCTTTGGCGGCAAAGAAGCCGCTGGAAGACTACTGGCGTGAGACGTTCAAGGTCGATGAAAAGCGGGCAGCGAATGCCAAGGCGACCGCAGACAAGCACGACAAGGAACTTGAGGACAAGGGCTACCAGCGGGCTATCGCAGAAATGCGCAACCCGTCCCTTCGGACGCTGGAGAGTTCAGAGGAGCCTTTCTACACTCCCAAGGACGGCGACAAGGTAAAGAATCCGTGGGACTTGGAAAAAGAGGGTATCGTTCCTGCGGATGAAGCCGCACTCTTGAAAGAATTGACGACGATTCAGTAAACAAGATTCAGTAGGAGACAAGCAATGTCTTTGTTCGATCAAGTAAGCGTAAGCACTCTTCCAGCCTATACAAAGGGCTTGGTCAGCCGGACATTGTTTACGGCTACGGCGTTGCTGAGAACGCTCCGCAGCAATAAAAGCATTTACAAGCCGTGGCAGGGCGGGAGCTTCATGCTGAACCCGTTCGAGAATCAGCCGCTTCCGGCTGGGCCGTACTCTCCGGGTACTGACACTTTCACGCTTGAGGAACGGCAGACGTTTGACGGCATGATTTTCCAGCCGAAAGCGTATAACGCTCAAGTGGTCATCAACGCGGCTATCACAGACCTGTACAACACACGGGGGCCGAGCCAGATTGTTGATGTGCTGAAAGAAAAGTACGGCAATGGCTCAAACTCGTTGGATTCTCAGGTAGCGGCAGACCTGTATATTCATGGCCAGGGATCGTCTTCGACTGTGGCCAGCAACCGTATCAAGGCGGTCAACGGATTCGCGGAAGCCCTGAACGACGGCTTTACCCCGGCGTGGAATGGTGACGTGTTCACGCTCTACGGCAGTCAGACGCGCAACAATGCGTCCAACGGCACTGTACTGAATAGCGTTCCGTTCTGGGGCGGCAATCCGGACGGAACATCAGCTCCTATCAGCCTTCAGATTTTGAACCAACTGTACTGGAACTGTAAACAGGGCAAGGGCGAAGGTAAGTTGATCGGCGGTCATCCGGACATGGGATTCGCTTCTGACTTCCTCTGTGGGCGCATCGCTGGATTGGTTTATCCGATGCAGCGGGCCGACGTGGATGTAGAGCACGTTGGGGTAGGCATGAAGGGTATCAAGGTCAACGGTGCGATCATCTTCCCTGACTCCTACTCGCCGGGTACGCAAAATGCGCGGTACATCCAAGATCAGAGCGTGTTGAGCCGGATAACCACGGGCACGATTACTAATCCTGTTTCTGTCGATTCAAACACGACACTGAGCAATTTCCCGTCACGGTCAGGCGGCGTCACGACTCTGACGGTCGGTGAAGTGTTTACATGGTGGAGAACTGACACATGGCGTTTCAGCTATCCCAAGACGGGAATCTACGCATTCAAGAATTCCGGCTTGCAGATGGCGATTGACGGCGACATGAAGGCGGATGTGATTCGTGCGGCGATGGTGTTCTGTACGCTGGTGCCGTCGAGTAACCAACAGGCATTTGGCTTTTCAGGCTAGTAGTCTAACGTTAGACACGGAGAGTTTAGAAATGTTCAATTTTACCGACAAGTCGCTTTACAACATCGCCGTGGCAAATGGTGGACTGAATAACATCAACGTGTCCAACCTGGGCCAAATCAGCACGATTGTTACAGGCATCGGCGGCGGCACAATTAGCTACGGCAGCTTGGACGACGTAGGCAAGCGTTGCTGGGTCGAAGCGGCCAATATCGGACTGGTGACAGTCACGGCCAACGGTACGCTATTTGGTGGTCTGTATCAGCTTGTCCAAGTGGACTCTACGGCGCTGGCGTCTAACGTGGCCGTGGGGCGTGTGGCCTATATCAAGAATACGGCAGCGGGCAACGCGGCCTATCAGGTTACAGACGAATCAGTGGCTACGGCCAATACAGAAGTGGCCGGAATTTTCCTGAACACCGTCACACCGGGTAACTTCTGCGCTATCTGTATCGGCGGAAAAGTCAATGTCAAGCTGAAGGCGACAATCTCCAACGGCGCAGCGGCAGAAGGCGACAGCCTATTCAGTGGCGGCGGCTCTGGGTCAGTCGATGACTTGACTACTGCGGTGACTTGGGGAACTAACTTGCTGGGCAAGTTTCTTGGGACTGCTTTGGCCGTTCCGGTCAACAACACAACCATTGCGATGCAGATTCGCGGAGTCTTGGGGATTTACTAATGGCCTTTCCTGATCCTACAGTAATGCCAGCAACGGGTATCGGCAACAAGAGCATGACTATTGTGTCGCTCCACGGCCCTACATCTTACCTAACGGGCGGCGTGATTGTTGGAGCGGCAACGTTCTTGTTGCAAAAGCTGGACTTTGTTGAGCCGATGGAACTAAGTACAGACGCTTTGTCGTTTGTCCGCATTGTATCTACGCCCGTGGCTGGTGGAGCGGCTACGGTAAAAGTTCTGTGGTTGGTGGCGGCTACGGGATTAGAAGTCGGGAATGGCACGAACTTGAGCGCCAAAAGAATCACGTGTCTTGCGCTGGGTAATTAGGAGAGAAAATGGCAGTTCAAACGGCAAATCTCGCTTCACTGAACGCGCAATTATCTGTCTCCGTAGATGTGGCGACACTTCCAAGTGTCGGCAGCGTGGGCGTCCAGATTTCAGGAAATTTTACCGGCACAATTTCCTTCTTTGGTAGTATCGACGGCAGTAATCTATTCGCCGTGGCTGCGGTGCCGATTACGGCAGCAGGTGGAGCGGCTGTAGCGTCTACGACTTCAGGTGGCCAGTGGGCAATTACTGTCAACGGATTCAATCTTGTCATCATTAAGATGTCTTCTTACTCTGCTGGAACTGCGGTAGTTTCTACAGACGTAACGGTGGCTCCGGTAGGCGTTCCGGCGTTCCTTTCGGCCTTGTCTCAAGGTGACAACAACGGTGGGCCTCCGCTAGCTTCAGGTTTGCCGTCGCTGTCCCTATTTGGATCGGACAATGACAAGAATTTTCAAGGATCAGACAACGCTCAAATTATCTGTACTGCCGTAGCAGGGCAGGCGTTTATCACGTTCCTTGACAATCCTTGGATTCAAGGTCTGACGATTGGACAGGCAATTCTCTTGTCGGCTGCGCCTAACAGTGCGGCCATAGAGGAAGTGATAGTAGGCACGAATAACACCCCGTCCACTGGTACAGGAACGTTCGTAGTCAATCTATTGAACGCGGTAGTCAATAACGGCTCAAACTACGGAACGTTTGATGTCTTTGGCGTGGATGGGCCGACGACTATCGGTATTAATTCTTCAGCGCCGGGATTGTCAGTACCAGGGCAGACGGTAACAGGGGTGAAGGGGGCGCTACAGTTGCTTTACAACCCCTCTGCGTCCGACTCTAAACGTCCTATTGTGCCGACGATCATGTCGAAGGGTAACCCGGGTGTTATGGCGGTACAAAATGTACCGGACGCCGTCGGGGCCAATGATCTTACGTTTATCAGGCAGTTATTGGAAAAACTCGTAACATTGCAGAGTCTCAATAACTTCCTTCTGGCACAATTGAAAGATGGCGGAACAATGGAAGTTCCTGCGGGGATATTCCCAGAGTCAAACGGCCAAATCAACTAAAGTTTTGTAGTTAAAAAAAGGGAGACAGGAGAAACATTATGTTAGCAGAAGTTAAAAATCTTACCACTGGTGCGGTTAGCACGGCCAGAGGTTCGTTTGATACCAGTGTTGTCACGCAGGACGCTCACGCTCGTTATCAGGAAGCTGTCATGCGCGGCAACGTTTTCATGGTCGCCAGCCAGTCCGGCGTTACGTCGCAGGCCGGGCTGTCACTCACCACGCCAGTGCTCACGCTTTTCAATCCGAAGGGCAATAACAAGGCTGCGGTTCTGCTTTGGGCAGGCGCGGTTGAAATCATTGCCACGGCTACGACTCACGTAGTTTGGCTGGCGGCAAACAACAACGTTGCTGCGGCTGCGGTCACAGGCACGGCGTCAACGGTGAC